GGGTAAGACATACAGTGACGACATGCAGGTTGTGACAGGCAACGCAGCCGCCTCAATCGCTTTCAGAAACGCAGTCTTGGCGGTCATACCGAAAGCCGTTACAAAACGTGTCATCAATGAAGTTAAAAAGGTTGCGCTCGGTCAGGCGATTGACGTTGAGACATCACGCAAGAACTGTTTGGCGAACTTCGCAAAAGCGGGCGTGACAGAAGCCATGATTTGCCAATATCTCGGCATCAAGACTATCGCAGACATAGATAAAGAACGTCTGTTTGAACTGAGAGCTACTTGGAACGCAATCAGAGAGGGAACGACAACCGTTCAGGAAACCTTTGTCAAACCACAGCTTGAAGCCAAGGCACAAGAAGAAGCCGATAAAAAGACCGCTTCGGCGGCTGACAAGGCGGCAGCGGCTATCGCACAAGCAACGGGAACAGCCCCAGCCAATATCGACCCTGAAACGGGTGAAATCAAAGAAGACAAGTCAAAGAAAACATCAACATCTAAAAAATAAACATTATGAACAACGAAATTATTGAAGTCAAAAGAGACGATTTGCGGGAACTTTATCAGGTATTAACCAATTACCCGGCTATTTCAAAAGAACAGGTTCAGAACGAAATGCACAAAGTTTTCGGGGAAGATACATTCAAGCCCAAAGACATCATGGAGCGTGTAAAGACCTTTGAAGACGCTTGCCGTGAACTTGGAGAAGACCACCCGTTTGTAAGCGCATACACCGCATGGATAAAGCATGAAGAGTTTGACGACCAAGAAGACATTCTCGCTTATATGAAACTCCGTATCATCTGCGCCGCCTTGAACGAGGGCTGGGAGCCTCAATTCACAGAGGACGAATGGCGTTATTATCCTTGGTTTTGGCTCTATACTCAGAAAGAAATCAATGACATGGATGAAGACGAAAAAACAGACCGCCGCTTAATGTCAACAGGCGACTATCAAACAGGTTATGCGGGTCTCGCCTATGCGGGCTCGTCTTGCGCCCCCTCGCATGCGAATGCGTACGTCGGTTCTCGCCTTTGCTTAAAGAGCGACACGCTCGCCGTTTACTGCGGGAAACAATTCATCAACATCTGGGCAGACTTCTGTCTTATCCGCAAGTGAGTAACAACAAAAGTTTAACATTCAAATATCAACAGTTTATGGAAACTAAAAATAACAGCGAATTTATGTCACAGGTTGACGCATTTTCAGGAGAAATGCAGAAGTTTATAGAAAAGTCGGAAGGTAAACACGCCGTAATTATCATCGCCTCTGAGTCTGACGAAAACGGGGAAGGCTCACGTCAAACCGGGTATATCATGGGAAATGAAGAAGAAGTCGTTCACGCTTTAGTTGGGTTTATGAGACAACCCCAAGGACGTGAGTTGTTAAAGAGGGCTGCTTCTCTAAGTATGCTTGATTCTTTGATGAAATCAGTATTGAACGCAAAAGAACAGGAGGAAAGAAAATGAGCTACACGATTATCAGACCGAAAGACCGTAACGAATGGCTTGAACACAGAAAGTCAGGTATCGGGAGCAGTGAGGTTGCAACCATTCTCGGGTTGAACCCGTGGGAAACCCCTTATCAGCTTTGGAGACGCAAGGTAGGTCTTGATGAACCTAAAACAGAGACCTTCGCTATGAAAGCGGGTCATTATCTTGAAGACGCTGTTGCGCAATTTTGGCATGACGATACGGGACGTGAAATAATCAAGTCATCAGCCGGAGACTGGCTGATAAGAAACAATGAACGCCCCTATCTTCAGGTCAGCCCTGACCGCACATATTGGCTCGCAGGAGAAAAGAAGAACGCTTCAAACAAAGGTGTTTTGGAATGCAAGACCACCCAAATGAAAATTTCCGCTGATGATTTACCGAAGCATTGGTTCTGTCAGGTTCAATATCAACTCGGAGTTGCGGAATTAAAAGAGGGCAGTTTGGCTTGGCTCTGTTCAGGACGTGAGTTCGGCTACAAAGACCTGTCTTTTGTTCCTGACTTCTACGCATGGATAGTTGAAGAAGTTGAAAAGTTTTGGCGTGACAACATTCAAGGGAAGAAAGAACCCGAAGCGACATCGGTTCAAGACATTCTGCTGAAATTCAACCGTCACACGGACGGGAAAATCGTTGAAGTGAATGACGCTATTTTCTCAGACTATCAAAAGTTGAAAGAAGTCAAGAAAGAGATGGATAAACTTGATGAAATCAAGACAGAGTTGGAAGAACGCATTAAACTCGGCTTCGGAGACGCAGAGGCTATCAGCTACGGAGGTCAGACGCTCGCCACATGGAAAGCCCCCAAGCCGTCAATGAAGTTTGACGACAAGGCTTTCAAAGCCGCACACCCTGAAATGGTTTCCGAGTTCTCAAGGGAGGTTCAGGGGGCACGCCGCTTCCTGTTAAAATAAGGTTCAATCAACAAAGAAAGGTCAGACAGTTATGTATATCATTTCAAACAAGCAAATGGAAGATATAATCAGCTATATCGAAGCATGGAAAGACGGGGTTCAAGTTGAAGAAAAAGACACCCGGACGTACAACAAGGTTCGTCTCGCCAATATCCTTGTGAAGAAATTGAAAGCGAAACAGCCGCTTTCAAAGCCTGAACTTTCTGAGAGCCTTAAAAAAAATCTTCGTGATTTAAAGTGAGTAGAATGTAATCACTTATCTTTGCAATAACCGAAATGAAAAGACAGTTAAACAACAATATAAACTCCGTACATGGGTTGAACATCCGAAAGGTTTTCAAACGCTTGCTGTTATGCGTGGTTAGCCCTAAATACGGAGTTTTATTCTCTCAAATATGATAACACTCAGAGAAAACCAAACAGAGCCGATAAACAAGGCTATTCAGTTTTTCACGGAAAAGAAACCGAAGCCGAGTTTGATTGTTCTCCCGACCGCCTGGGGAAAATCAATACTGACGGCTTTTGTCGCAAAGAACAGCAACGATAAAATGATTGTTCTTCAACCCTCGAAAGAGTTGCTCGAACAAAACTATTTGAAATATTGCTCGCTATGCGGGGATTTCGCCTTGAATGCGGGAATTTACAGCGCAAGTTTCGGGCGAAAGGACATCGCCCATATAACTTACGCCACGATAGGCTCAATAAAGAGCCTCGGGGCTAAATTCAAGTCTCTCGGGTTTACAAAAATGTTGATTGATGAAGCGCACCTTTATCCCCGTGAGGCTGACAGTATGCTCGGACGTTTCCTGAAAGAAAGCGGCATAACCCACGTTCTCGGAATCACGGCTACCCCCGTGAAGCTGCAAACGAACCGGGATAAGGACGGGCAGAACTTCTCAAAACTTGTCATGCTGACCTCCCGTTCAAAGAAAGGCAACTTCTTCAAAGACATCATTCATGTCGGGCAGGTGGCTGAAATGGTTCGCCTCGGCTTTTGGTCTCCGCTTCAATATGAGACAGCGGGATTCGACAGCAGTCTTCTTGTCTTCAACAGTTCAAAATCTGAATACACGGAAGAAAGCGTTCAGCGGGCGTATGATGCGAACGGAGGATCTGAACAGATTGTTCAAGCCCTTGACAGACATTCAGACCGCCGCCATATTCTTGTCTTCGTTCCCTCTGTTGAGGACGCTATAACACTTTCAAAGAAATACCCAAACTCAGCCGTGATTTACGGGGAAATGGATAAGACGGAACGTTCTCAGGTCATCACACGTTTCAAGGCGGGCGAAATACGGGTCATATTTAACGTCAGAGTGCTTTCGACAGGCTTTGACTATACAGGTATCGACTGCATCGTTTTAGGCGTTTCTACGGCTTCTATCGCCTTGTATTATCAGATTATCGGACGTGCGACACGTATTGACCCCGAGAAAACGGACGCTTTGATTGTTGACCTCGGCGGCAATGTTGAACGTTTCGGGCGTGTTGAAGACATCACGTTTGAGCAGGGTAAAATGTGGCGAATGTTCGGAACGGGCGGGCGGCTTCTGTCAGGCATACCCATTTCGGACATCGGTCATTACACCCGTGAAGACACACGGGCGATAGACGCTCGGGCAGAAGCCCCGATTGAAATCATGCCTTTCGGCAAATATAAGGGGAACAGAATAGCGGACATTCCCCTTGATTACCGTCAATGGATGATACGCTCCTTTGAATGGAACGCAAGGAACGAGAAACTCCGCAAATCAATTCTTACAACCCTATAAATCCATCAGGCTATGGCAAGACCGAAAAAACAAACCGTTGATTATTTCCCGCACTTCGTCAAGGGCGGGCGCACGATTTTCATCCTTGAAAACAAGTTCGGGAATGACGGATATGCGTTTTGGTTCAAACTCCTTGAAATTCTCGGGGAAAGTGAGGGGCATTTCTATGATTGTTCAAACGCTTCAAATTGGGAGTATCTTCTTGCCAAAACACGTGTCACAGAGGAAAAGGCAAAAGACATTATCAACGTCTTGATAAATCTAAACAAAATTGACATTGAGCTATGGAACGAACATCGTGTTTTATGGATTGCGAATTTTGTCAGAAACCTTTCAGATGTTTACAGAACCCGTAACACCAACCTCCCGTCAAAACCCTGTTTTGAAGACAAGAAACAGCCTGAACAGAAAGTTTCTTCCGAGAAAACACAGGATGAAGAACGGTTTTCTGCGCAAGAAACCCCTAAAGGAGAGGAAAGTAAAGAAAAGGAGAGCAAAGAAAAATATCCTTATCAGGATATATGCGCCTTGTGGAACTCAATCTGTGTTTCTCTGCCGAAAGTTCAAAAACTCAATGACAACAGGCGAGCAAAAATAAAATGCCGCTGTGACGAATGGGGCAAAAGCCGTGAGACTTGGATACAGACCGCAGAAGACATCTTCAAGCGTGTTCAGGCATCCGACTTCCTGACCGGGCGGCAATCCAACAAAAGGGCGTGGACGGCGACATTCGATTGGATTTTTGAGAACGGTTCAAACTGGATAAAGGTTCAGGAGGGCAACTACGACAACGATAAAGGCAGCGGCGTTCAGAACGGTTCAAAAGTCACAAAGGTTCAACTCGGTGTCGGCGAGTTCTATGACAACTCAGGGCGAAGGACATACGGTTCAGGCAAGGCGATAATACCTCCTACAGCCCCACCCCGTCCGTCTGACAGACACGCTTGGGATTCATCATCAAACACTTGGATTTTATTATGAGCATAAATTGGGAAAGATACGGGATAAAAGCCCCATACGGGCGTTCAGGGAACAGAAAGGTTTTCTGCCCACAGTGCCATGACCAGCGTCACGACAAACGTGACAAAAGTCTTTCTATCAACCTTGAAACAGGCGAGTTCAACTGTCATTACTGCGGCTTCTCGGGCTGTGCAGCGGAAAAAGAGCCTTGGGAAAAAGAAGACCGCCCGTGGCGCAACGCCGCCCCCATACGCCGCGAGAAACCCGTTTACAAGAAACCCGCCCCACGTCAGGACTGTTCTTCAATCTCAGGGAAAGCCCTTGAATGGTTCAAGGGACGGGGTATCAGCGAAAAGACCCTGACGGCGATGAAAGTAACCGAGGGGCTTGAATGGATGCCACAGAAGAACGGCAAAGCGAATACGGTTCAGTTCAACTACTACCATAACGGGGAACTTGTCAACACGAAATTTAGAACGGGAGACAAATGTTTCAAACTCTGTTCAGGCGCAGAACTTCTCCCATACGGGATTGACAACATCAAAGGTACGAAAGAATGTATCATCACAGAGGGTGAAATGGACGCTCTGTCATTCTTTGAATGCGGACGGACAGATGTTGTTAGCGTTCCGAACGGGGCGAACTCAAACCTTGACTACCTCGATGACTATCTCGAAGAATACTTTGATGACAAAGAGACAATATACATCGCATCTGACACGGACACGAAAGGCGTTGTTCTGAAAGAAGAACTGATAAGGCGTTTCGGGGCTGAACGCTGCCGGATAATTGAATACGGGGACGGGTGCAAAGACGCTAACGAACACCTGCAGAAGTACGGGCGTGAAAGTCTTCTGAAATGTATCGCTGACGCTCCCGAGATAAAGATTGAGGGCGTTTTCACGCTGTCAGACTTTGAACAATCCCTTGACGCTCTGTTTGAGCATGGCTTGCAGAAAGGGGTAACAATCGGACATGACAACTTCGACCGATTGTGCTCTTTTGAAACAAAGCGTCTGTGTATCATCACGGGCGTTCCGAGTTCGGGTAAGTCTGAATTTATTGACGAGATTGCAGAACGGTTGAATATCCGCTACGGCTGGCGTTTCGCTTATTTCAGCCCGGAGAACGCCCCACTGGAATATCACGCCTCAAAACTGATTGAGAAGTTCACGGGCAAACAGTTTGATAAAGAACACCTGACATACGGGGAGTACAAACAAGTGAAACAACACCTTGAAACAAATTTCTTCTTCATATCCCCCAAAAGCGATTTCAGGGTTGACGCTATTCTCGAAAGGGCGAAATTCCTTGTCAGACGCAAGGGGATTAAAGTTCTCGTTATTGACCCATATAACAGGCTTGAAGATGAAAGCGAGGGCAAGAACGAGACGAAATACATATCAAGGCTGCTTGACAAACTGACAAACTTCGCACAGCAGCACGATGTATTGGTTATCCTTATGGCGCACCCAACAAAGATGCAGAAGAACAAAGACGGTGAGCCTGAGATACCGACACTTTATGACATCAGCGGCTCGGCGAACTTCTACAACAAGGCTGATTTCGGTATTGTCGTTCACAGAAACCGACTTGAAAACACGGTTGAAATCTATGTGAAGAAAGTGAAGTTCAGACACCTCGGAGAGTGCGGTATGGCTCTGTTCAAATATAACCTGAACAACGGGCGTTACAGCCCCTTTGTCAACGGAACAGAACCCGTTTGGGATAACAGCAACCATTTACAGGAAGAAATCAAACGGCGTGAACAGGAAGCCTTTGAAGCCTCTCAATTCAACTGGGATGACTTTCAGCCATCCGATGAAGAATGCCCGTTTTAATCATTTGAGTTATGAAGTGCCATTATATCTACACGGAAACAGGCGAAAAGGTTTTGATACCCGGCTGTATGGGTACGGCAGCTATGGGTATCGAACATTGTACCTGCCGCTTTGAAAAATCTTTCGCTCAATTTGAGCGCGAACAATATAATGAAACCGTAAAGGCTCTGAAACAAGAAATCAAAGACCTTGAAAGCGAAAATGCGTACCTGAACAGAATTATAAAAAAACTAACTAAAAACAACAGAAGATGAAGCCGAAAGATTTTTTTGACGCTGTTGTCCGAATGAGAGAAAAACAGCGGGAATATTTCAAGACCAAGACAAGTTCAGCCCTAACAGAAAGCAAGAGACTTGAACGGGTCATTGATGACGAAATAGAGAGAGTTCAAAGAATTATTCACGAGAAACAGAACCCAAAGTTATGGCAAGATTGATTGAAAATCCGATTTGCGTAAAGATAACCATATTCAAAGGTCATCACGCTGATGAAGTGGTTTATTATCGGAACAAATTATCTGTCTCTATGATTGAGAAATGGAGGTGGTATTTTGAATACCTTGCAGCACTTATCAAAGTTAATAACCCTCTCCGTAAAACGGAGCTAACGATTTGTCCTCAGACACTTCTACAAGGGGAAGAATATATTGAAGAAAAAAGCAAAACACTACTTAAAGCGAAGCGAACAAAGCTGAAAACGCTTCAAAACAAGCCTGTACAGAACGACTTGTTCAACTACGCTAAACAGGAACAAGACAGTAAAATTCAAACCGTACAAAGTGAAATAAACGCTCTTGAACAGGGGGAGTTTAACTACTATGTTCCTCCAACATACATAAACAGGATTAAAGAATGGATAAATCGATAAAGTTATGGCAAGATTAGACATTGAAAGGCAAAAACGGCTTGAACCGACACGCATTGAATATGCTGTCAGCCGCATTCAGGAAATCGGCTTTGAGATTGTTCAGCGTGACAACACTCAGATACAGTTCATTCACAAAGGGCAAACAGTGACATTCTTCCCGTACAGTGGATGGGCAACAGGAAAAAGTATAAAGGACGGGCGGGGTCTTGAAAGACTTCTTAAACAGTTGAGACCATGAGACCGAAAGGAAACGGCTTGATACCGCTTCACGATGAGAAGCAAGAAGGACGGGGCTTCTTCTGTATAAAGCTGGTTCAGTTTCTGAATACAGAAGCCGAAATGGGAACAGAAGAATACAAGCGGCTTTGGGATGAAAGGTTCTCAGCCGCTAAGAGTGGTTCATGCTTTTATAGAAACCGCTGCCCGATATATGAAAGAACGGTCAAGAACAGACCTGTACAACTGAATTTATTCACTTATAAAAACTGATATAAACATGAAAATGCGAAAACAGAAAAAACAAATTCCGGCTGAGTTCCGGAAACAAATGTACGAGAATTACAAAGCCAATATGACTTTCTATGGTAAGCCGATAAGCCCATATAAACAGTGGCTCAAAGATGTGTTTAATACAAAGACACCGAACCATGACAAAAGATGAAATCAAAAGGCTACCCTTTGTCGTGGCTGCGTATCAAAAGATACATCCTACTGAAAGTCATTGTGGTATCTGTAATTTACCTTGGTCTGCATGCGGGTCTGAACATATAAACATTAACGATGATTACGGGGTCTTCTATGTATGTCCGCACTGCTGGAAAAAGAGTGATTTGCAGACCGTTCTTAAAGCGACAACACAAGGTTATTTAGGTCAGTTTCATTCATGCACTACGGATGAAAACAAGGCGTATTTCCTTAAAACACATAAGCTGATTGACATATTGATGAAGACAGAACAGAAGTATGTATCAACCCATGCAAGAAACGATGAAAAAGGAGGGCAGACTTATGGAAAACAGTCTGAATGATGTTTGTGACCGTCTTCAAGAAAAGTTCAACCTCCTTGATGAAGCGGTAAAAGAGTTAAAAAAGGCTTTGATAAACGTTCAGGAATCTTTAGGAATGTCTGTCGCTGAGATTGAACGGGCTATCGAACAAATATCAAGGCTCGGGGCTGAATGTTTGATGGCGCAAGTCATTGAACACAGCTTGGAATATGAACTGAAAAAAATAAGCCTTGAAGATTATGAAATCTGTTCTGAACCAGCAGAGCGTGACCCCTACCCTCCATATAGGGAACGGCTGCATCCCCGAAAACATTGGCAACGGAAACCCTATTGGCTCAGAACCCGGAGCAACCCGAAGAAAAAAGGCTATCATTAAGCCTGAGAGCCTGAACGCAAATGAAGTGAACTTATTACAGAAAACGGATATTTAATCGAATAAAAAACAAGAAATTATGGGTAATTTTTCAATCAAAGAAGACCTCCTGAAACTGAAAGGGGCGTTCATAACAAACTTCAAAGGGCGCACGGAAACAAAACGCTGTCTTGTCATCCCGGTTGATGACAGCGGGCTTTATGTCGGGGAAAAAGGCGTTTATTTGAACCTGACAGCCATAGAAATGGAGAACCCGCAGTATAAAGAAACACACTGTATCAAACAGTCACTTGACAAGGAGATATACGAAGCCTTATCTGAAGAACAGAGGCAATCCCTCCCGATTATCGGCGGCATGAGACCGCTTGTGAAGAAAGCCGCCCCACAGATGAATGTCGGTTCAACCTTTGACGGGGCGCAAGCTGTGGAAAATACGGATGACCTGCCATTCTGATAAAATGAGAATAAACACAAACAAAGGGGAGCAATCCCCTTTCTGTTTTCCTTGCCTTTAAACAAGCCCCAAAAATCACGTTAAAACATGAAAGCTGATAAAAGTATCGCAAAAACAAAGAAAAGCCGACAGACAGCGGCAAAACCGCCCCTGCGTGACGTTTTCACGGTTATTTGCAAGACCGATTTGAAAGTAGATTGTGTAAAAGAGTTCAAATTTCACCCCGTCAGGAAGTGGCGGTTTGATTACGCCGTGCCTGAACACAAAATCGCCCTTGAAGTTGAGGGCGGTGTATGGACGGGAGGACGGCATACTTCCCCAAAAGGTTTTCTTGGAGACATTGAGAAGTATAATACGGCTACGCTCATGGGCTGGCGTGTGTTCAGAACAACGCCTGATGACTTGTACAAGAAAAAGACCCTTGATTTGATGAAATCAGCCATTTTGAATGATTTTACCCCTTAAAAAGCCCCTTTTTTGTCTAAAAGTGATTATATTATACTCGCTTTTTCATACTTTTGTGAGTACAATGTAATCACTAATCAAAAAAGAGTATGAAAACAGAAACTATTCATCTTTCACAAATTCAGGTTAACGGGGCGAATCCCCGTATAATCAAGAATGACAAGTTTGAGAAGTTGATTAGGTCTATTCTCATTCTCCCGAAGATGCTTGAACTTCGCCCGATAGTCGTTGACAACACGTTCACGGTTCTTGGCGGGAATATGCGTCTTCGGGCTTTGTCCGCTATCGCTGAAATGTCTCCCGCTGAAATAAATACCCGGCTTGGGGAATGTTCAGGATACGCACAGAAGACAGAAGCAGAACGAGACCTTTTACGCAGTCATTGGGAAAAGTGGCTTGACAGACCGACAGCCCATGTTATCAAGGCTTCTGAACTGACAGACGCAGAACAGCGGGAGTTCATCATCAAAGACAACGTGGGTTATGGAGAGTGGGACATGGACGCTCTCGCTAATGAATGGGACACGGAAGAACTTGTTGATTGGGGCTTAGACCTGTGGGAAGACAAGTCAGAGGGCGAAAGCGGGAACGGTTCTTCTTCCCTGCCGAACAGCGCACCCGAATCATCATTGTTTGACCGCTTTGTCGTTCCCCCGTTCTCTATCCTTGACACCCGTAAAGGCTATTGGCAAGACCGCAAGAAGAAGTGGTACGACATCATCGGGGATATGGGAGAAAGCCGTAATGATACGCTTGTGACAAGCCTTGAAATCAAGTACAAAGACTTGTATCAAAGAACCCGTGAACACAGGAAAGAACTTGGCATTTCATTCAAAGAGTACATCGAAAAGTACGTTCCGAAAGAAGAGCTTGAACGGGAACAGTCGAAAATCGTTGCTCAGGGCGTTTCTATCCTTGACCCCGTTATGGCTGAAATCGTCTGCCGTTGGTTCGGGTTCAAGAACTGTCAGACGTTTGACTGCTTCGCTGGCGATAGCGTCTTTGGCTTTGTTTCAGCTTACCTTGGCAATAGCTTCACGGGCATTGAACTGAGAGAACAGCAAGCGAGCCTGAACAACGAGCGTGTGGCTGATATGACAGCCCGCTACATTTGCGATGACGGTCAGAACGTGGCGAAGCACATCACCCCCGAGAGCCAAGACCTGCTGTTCAGTTGTCCTCCATATTTTGACCTTGAAAAGTATTCAGACCTCCCGAATGACGCAAGCAATCAGGACAGCTATGAAGACTTCATTCAGATATTGAAGAACGCTTTCACGGCGGCTGTCGGCTGTCTGAGAAATAACCGTTTCGCCGTTATCTGTGTGGGCGATGTCCGTGACCGGAAGACGGGCTTTTATTATGACTTCTGCGGCGACATCAAGCGGATATTCAAAGAAGCGGGCGTTCTTCTGTATAATGAAATCATCCTTGTTGAACAAACCGCTTCAACAGCCCTGAGAGCCGCCCGGTATATGGAGACAAGAAAGGTCGCAAAGACGCACCAGCACATTCTCGTGTTCTTCAAAGGCAACCCGAAAGACATAAAGAAAGAATACCCGAAAATTGAGTACACAGAAGAAGACATGGTTCAGTTTGAAGCCACTGAAACTTCTTCTGAGAGTGAAACAACTGAAAATGAATAAGACCATGCAAGCAAAAATCTGGAATCACGCCCAATGGGTCAAAGAGACCGACCCGAAAGCACTGCGGGGAATGTTTGACAAACTTCTCCGTAAAGCGGGTTTCAATGTTCTGAGTTGCACGGAACATCATTTCAGCCCACAAGGTTACACGGCTTTATGGCTGCTTTCCGAGAGCCACTTTGCCGTTCATACGTTTCCTGAGTTCGGGCGAACATACATCGAACTGTCAAGCTGCAACCTTGACTTTTATCTGAACTTTCTTTCAATGACAAAAGAACTATGAGCAAGGCACAGGAAAAGAAAAGAAACCAACTGAAACAAGCCCGTCTCGAAATCGTGGCGGGAATGTACAAGCGGGGTTACAGCCTCAGAAAAATTCAATCAGAAGTCGTGAAGCGGCTTGAACTGTCTTCTTATTCTCTCGCCACGGTTCACAAAGACGTGCAGACGCTTCTTGACGAATGGCGGGAAAACAGAATTGAAGATATGGACGCTGCTCTGACGCTTGAACTTGAACGCATTGACGAAACCTGCCGGGAACTATGGGAACAGTGGGAAAAGTCAAAGACTGATTACAACAAGACACAACGCAAGCAGAAAGGTTCTCCCGCCCGTGACAACGAGACGGGGCAGACTTCAATCAGGACGTATCAGACAGAAAGGACGGAAACAGAGGTTATCATGCTCGGAGACCCGTCATATATCGCCGAAATCAGGAAACAACTTGAAGAACGGCGTAAGCTGCTTGGTCTTTACGCTCCCGAAAAGAAAGACATCAACGGAAATGTATCTTTCGCCTCTCTGCTGATTGAAAGCGGCTTGTTGGATGAACCCGAAACGCAGGACGAAGCAGAATAACACCGATTGCGCCCGAATGTGGCTCTGAAATCATTCACTCGTATAAAGTTACCATTTGAAAACGAAAGCCCGGCACAGGGCGAATCAGCAAAAAATAACTCAATGAAGAAACAGAATAAAGATATTCTCCGCAAGAAAGGTCTTGAACTGATGAACCTATGGCGGGCAGACTGGAACAGGTTTGTCCGTGAAGCCCTCGGAGTGACCCTTGACAAAGAACAGCAAGAAATACTGTCAAGCGTTCAACACAACAGGCGAACATCGGTTGCATCGGGGACAGCCCGTGGAAAGGACTTCGTGGCGGCTTGTGCCGCTATCTGTTTCTTGTATCTCACTCCCCGTTGGAGAAAGAACAGTCTGGGCGAAATAGAACTTGTTGAAAACACTAAGGTCGCTTTGACAGCCCCGACAGATCGTCAAGTGAAAAATATCATGATGCCTGAGATAAGCCGCCTTTTCAACAGAGCCAAAGCCCGTGGCGTTGAACTTATCGGCAAACTGAATGCTTATGACATAAGAACAAATAACGATGAATGGTTTCTGACGGGCTTCAAGGCTGATGAACACAACCATGAAGCGTGGTCAGGTTTTCATGCGGTTCACACGATGTTTGTCGTGACCGAGGCAACAGGTATCGGGGATGACACGTTTGCAGCCATAGAGGGAAACCTGCAGGGAGACAGCCGTATTCTTCTTGTCTTCAACCCTAACAAGACAGTAGGTTATGCTGCCAAGTCTCAGAAAGGAGACCGTTGGCACAAATACCGTCTGAACAGCCTGACAGCCCCGAATATCGCAAGCAAGAAGATTATTATTCCCGGTCAAGTTGACTACGATTGGGTGTTGGATAAACTTGAAAATTGGTGTGAGAAAATATCCCCCGATGAAATCATATCAGAAATGGATGACTTTGAGTTCGAGGGGCAATGGTATCGCCCGGAAGACCTGTTCAGAAAGAAAGTCCTCGGTCTGTTCCCGAAAGTCGATGAAGACACGCTTATTCCCCGTCAATGGCTTGAAGAAGCGCATGAACGTTGGAAACAAGCCAAAGGGCGTGAACCGCTTCGGGCTGACCTCAATATTCTCGGTGTTGACGTGGCGGGCATGGGGCGTGACGCAACGTGTTATGTTCTTCGCCGTGACAACTGGGTGGCTTCCTTTGACACACACAATTCAGGCGGTGTGGCAGACCACATGAAAGTAGCTGGGAAAATCATGGTTGCCCGCCGACAGAACATCGGTCTTTACGTCAGTATTGACACAATCGGCGAAGGTGCGGGCGTTTATAGCCGCTGCGTTGAACTTGAAGACGAACCCCATTATATCCTGAGTTGCAAGTATTCAGAGAGCGCAAAGACCCCTAACGGGCGTGAACTGAGTGACATCACGGGGCAAAACAAGTTCTTCAATATGCGTGCTTATCTGTTTTGGGCTGTCCGTGATTGGCTGAACCCAAGAAACAACACGGGAGCCATGCTGCCGCCGGATGACAAGTTTGACGAAGAAGCCACGGAAATAAAGTTCTCGGTAAAGTCAAACGGCAAACTTTATATTGAACCGAAAGAAGACATCAAAGAACGCCTCGGGCGAAGCCCTGATAAGTTTGACGCTTTGGCTAACACGTTCTATCCCGTTCGGTATGCGAAACCTATCAACGTGAACAGAATTGCGAAAATGATACGGAGATAACAAACAGAATGTTCAATTCAAAAAATATCAAACAATGACAATCGAAGAAATTTTAAATTCAGACATGACGGCAGAACAGAAGATTGCCGCCCTGAGTGAAAAGACCGTGAACGTCCCTGTTTGGGGCGGCAGAAAAGGGCTTGAAATGGAGTATAACCCGAAGTTTCATCCCGTTATGGATAGACAGAAATACCCCGACATTGTGAACGAAGACGGGATTCAGCCCGTGACCCGCATTGCGCTCGGCTTTCAGAAACTCGCATCAAAGAGAATGACAGAACTGGTTACGGCTATACCTGTCAAGCGTGTGTTCAAGCCTGAGAACGACAAACAGAAAGAAGTGGCGACATTCATCACAAGCGTTCTCGACAAGAACCGCATCGACAGCGTTGACATAGACCGTGTGAACAGGTTCTTTGCCGGCTGCGAGATTATGACGTTATGGTACGCCCTTGAACAGAACAACACGCTTTACGGAAGAAAAAGCCCCCTGAAAATCCGTTGTCGCACGTTCTCCCCCATGCTCGGCGATGACCTATACCCCCTTTTCGATGAATACGGCGACATGATAGCAATGTCAGTCGGCTATCAAAGGAAGAAAGGGAGAAAGACCGTGAAGTTCTTTGACGCATACACGGCAAACAAGCACATCAAATGGTCTTCTGAAAGCGGTTCATGGCAGGAGATTGAGAATGAAGATATAACGCTTTTGAAAATCCCCGCAATTTACGCCTGCCGTCCTTTCCCGATTTGGGAATTCACGTCAGATACAGTTTACGAAATTGAATGGTCTTTGAGCCGTAACGGTAATTACATCCGTGAGAACTCAAAGCCACTGTTCTGTGTCTTCGCTGATGAAGCGATAAGCTACGGCGATGAAAAAAGCCCTGATAAGGAAGCCCGTGCCGTCATGCAATACCCGAAAGGCTCAACAGCGCAGTATGTCACTTGGCAACAAGCCGTTGAGAACCTGAAATTCCACGTCTCAGAGTTGAGAAACCTCTATTTCACAATGCTTCAACTCCCTGATTGGTCTTACGAGAAGATGTCGCAAGTCGCATTGTCAGGAGAGAGCCGAAAACAACTGTTCATTGACGCACAACTGAAAGTCAACGATGAAAAAGGACCGCTGATTGAGTTCTTCGACCGTGAAATAAACGTTATCAAGGCTTACGCAAAGATTGTCTTCGGGGAAAGCTACGCCGCCGACATTGAGGCTCTGAAAGCTGAAATCATCATTACCCCGTTCACAATATCGGATGAAAAGGATGACATCAACAACTTGATGACAGCCAATGGTGGCAAGCCTCTGATGTCCCAGCGTGAATCCATTGAGCGTTACGGAAAGTCTGATGACGTTGACAAGACGCTGAAAGAAATCAAGGAAGAAGAAATGTATGACAGCCTTGAAATGACTGAATAACAAGAAAGGGGGAAATTATGGCTATATCAAGAAGAAGACAACCGCCAAAGACCAAAGAACAACCGAAATTTCAATGCCGAGACTGCGGGCACAGCTATGATTGGCATGAGATAGGCGCAAACGGGAAACCGTTCATGTGCCGTTGCCCGTTCTACACGGGAGGCAAGTTCTGTCGCTTTCTTTCAGACCCTCAGTGCGAACACTTCATCAAACGGGAGGTAAACAATGGCAAGGCTGAATAAATGGGAACGTCAACACCTGAAAGACCTGTCAGCCCTTGACAAGCGCATAAAACAGATTTACGAGGCTGCTATCAAGGAAGCCGCACGTATCGGTGCGACCATAAGCGATTTTAACCCCGACAGGCTTTTTTCTTTCAACGACTATCCAATTACACGCAAAAGAATAGAAAAGCTGTTGTCGGGGCTAAAAAGCGGGTTGTCGGCGGCGATAGTCAACGGCATAAACTCTGCTTGGACGCTATCAAACAACAAGAACAACGAACTCGCCCGTCAGGTTTTCGGGGATAACGTGGGAAAACTCTCTCAGGCTCAATACCGCCGTTATTTCTCCACGAACGATGAAGCCCGTGAAGCGTTCATTCAGAGAAAGACAAACGGGCTGAACCTATCAGACCGTGTATGGAACTATACGAACCAGTTCAAGGAGGAAATAGAACTCGGGCTTGATGTCAGTTTGAGAAACGGCGTATCTGCCGAGGAAATGACAAAAGAACTGCGTCAATACCTGAAATTCCCCGACAAACTGTTCAGACGTGTCAGGGATGAACACGGGGTTTTGCAGCTATCCAAGCGGGCGGCGGCTTTTCATCCCGGTCAGGGCGTTTACCGTTCTTCATTCAAGAACGCCCGCCGCCTCGCCGCCACAGAAACGAACATCGCTTATCGAACGGCAGACTATACCCGCTGGCAAGACCTTGATTTCGTTGTCGGAATTGAAATCAAGCTGAGTAATAACCACACTTTGAACGGCGTTGCATTCAGAGACATTTGCGATGAACTGAAAGGGCTTTACCCGAAAACGTTCAAGTTCACGGGGTGGCATCCACATTGCCGCTGTCATGCTGAAACAGTCTTGAAGACTGAGGAAGAAATGGCAGAGGATAACCGCCGTATTATGGCGGGAGAAGAACCCGTTCAAGGCAGCAAGAACGAGGTCAAAGATGTACCCGACAATTTCAAACAATGGCTTGCTGATAATGAAGACCGGGCAAAACGTATGTCATCTGTTCCGTACTTCATCCGTGATAACGTGAAGTTTATTCCTGAAAGGTTCATTCAGAACATGGGAACACTGAAAGGCGGTCAGGATGCGGGGCTTATTGAGAACCTGAAAGAAGCCTTTCTGAAACTCAAAGACCCGAACTATATCACGGGCAAAGAGGTTCAGAACACGATTAAGACCTTTGCCCAGAACAACCCCGATTTATTCCTCGGTGGGTTGACTGATGTCGTGATAACACGGGCTAAAGGCGTAAGTTTCTTTATGGCAAACTCCCGGTCTTATCTGAACTCCACAGGGGCTTATAACATGGCGGGGAACACAATCAAGATTGCCAACCGGGAATTCAGGCTTGTCAGCGGAGAGATATTCAACCCGCTTGAAGAAGTCAAGGGGGCTTTAAAAGCCATATCCACGGGTATTGATATGACATTCAAACAAGAATACGCCCTTGAAAGCCTATGGCATGAAATACGCCATGCGCAAGCTGTCGGTTGGAAAAACCTGAGAAATAAAACTGATTTAAGAAGCCGTTCAATGGAAACTATCAATCAGTTCTGCGCACGTCATTCATACCGTGACTTTGTGAAAAGCCTTGGAGGAAAGGCGGTCAACACTAAAGAAATCATTGAACGGGGTTATGGTTATGGGCGTTTCGTTTCTAATTTTCAAAACCTATTGAAGCATATAAACGTCACACAAGCAGAAGCGCACGCCCATTTCAAAGACATCATTCTGAAAACCCCGTATGAAGAAATCCACGAGGAAATCGTGAAGTTTGTTCAAGCGAAAAGTAAATATGACTTGAAAACAGCAAAAGAACTTGTTAAAAATCTCAGAATGTCTTCAAGTGAATTTGCAGAAACACTAAGAGGAATCAAGGGTGCGTAACCGTCCGATAAAAATCCAACTTCATATCAAGCGGAAGTTTATCAGCGTACCTTGCCATCCTGTCATTATCCCCTCGGGTATGAAAAAGGGTGGCAAGGTCTAAATTTGCAGTATCTTCCCCCACAATAGCCAAATAACGCTCCTTGTCAGATATTCCGATGTCTTCACGCTCTTTGTCTGTTATGTTATAATCAAAAACTGTTTCCATACTCTGATTTGTTAAGTTATTTTCTCCGAATTTGACGTACAAACGCTTTACTTTCCAAATTGGTGTAAGTCTTCACATTTTAAATTATCGCCCGGCATTCGGGCGCAATCGCAACGCCACTAAAGAACGGCGGCAATTTTGCGGATATTATCCAAACGCTGCATGAAAGATTTGTCTTTTTGGGCGATACGCACATTGTATCTCATTTGAAGACGCATCAATGGTTCAGCTTCAACCCCCAGCGCAGCCTCAAACATCATCGCTGTTTTTTCAGTGACAGGTCGGCGGGCGTTCAATATCTCATTCAGAACAGAATAGCCTATGCCCATTCGTTCTGCCAACTTGCGTTGAGAAATCCCCCTGTATTCGATTTCTTCTTTCAAGATTTCCCCCGGATGCGTGGGAAACGCAGGTTCAAGATTGTTAGCAATCATTTTTGGGTCAACTCCCGGTATTGTTATCATAATCAATCATTTATAATGGTTTGACAAATCTGTTATATTGCATATCGTGGCAACGGTTTCCCCGTCTTTGGTATGTTCCTCGAATTCAATGCGATATTGGTCATTCACTCTCACAGAAGAAAGCCCCGCTTTATCATCTTTCAATTTCTCGTAATTCAATGCGTTGTATCGCATCAACCCCAAGACATTTGAAGTGTCCCGCATCAAATCTATCACACGAATATATTTCCGTATAATTTGAGGCTGAAAACGGTGTTTCTTATCCGTTCGCCCGGTATTATACATTTCCCGAAGATATTCTTCATTGAAGATTATTTCCATATTCAGTTCTTTTTCTGCAGCAAAGATAAGTTCTTTTTCTGAGAGTTCGCAAAAAAAGCGAATATTTTTTTGAAGCCTCAAACGGGTAAACCGAACAACATGATTACACCGTAATCACAAATAACCCCGATTTGCCCGTTTTTAGCCCCGCTATTGAATTTTTACAGCCAATCTTGTATAAGTTATAAGCCAACCTAAAATCACGTCTTAAATCGGCTTATTTGGGCTTGTTTTCATCATCTGCCTGTGAACGGGCTTTTTTGCGCCTTACTGTGAATCGCCTCCTGAGTTATCAGGCAACGTTTCCCGTCATACGGCGTACCGTCAGGCAGACCAATGTTGTACAAGCGATTGACCTTACAGCCAATTTGTTCTGCCGTGAAGACATCATAAATCGCCGCAAGTGACGTGAAGAAGAACTCTGTTCTTTCGTCATCGTTCAATGGCGGTTCTTTGAACTGAACCCGGTAAATCGTCTTTTGCTCTTTCGCCATAGTCTTTTTCTGTTTAACGCCCCAAACCTTGTGTCAGGCGAACCCCTCCAAAAAACGGCGTGTGCGCCTGACCCGTCAGGGTCTTTTTTTATACTACGTTAGTAGTATTTTTTTCTATATTCTTTTCTTTCCTCTCCTTTAGGGGTTTCTTGCGCAGAAAACGCTAATTAAACAGAGTTTTCTACGAGAAAACATATATTATCTCGTAGAAAACATTGCTTTTTCAATTGAAAAGCTCTTCAACCCTATAAAAAGCCGACCTCCGTTTGATTGTTTTCGCTGTCTCTACACCCCATATCCCGGCAACAAGCCTGATAGCTTCTATATCCCCGTCAAAGGCAATGCAACATTCATGGTTATTGTATTCATAGCAATAAACCTCCTGCGGGTCACATTCATTCTTTATTCGGGCTTCCATGTCTTCGTAAAACTTGAACAGGCGTTCTATACCGTCTTTTGTACCATAGCCCCCTGCGCCGAAACTGTAAATCTTCTCCCCGTCATTCAAAGGGCGTATTCCTTTCATACCCCTTGCGAATGATTCATTACCGAAAGCGAAGAAGCAATCGTATTTCTTCACGTCAACCGAATCACGTTCATTACAGAGAGCCTTATAACGTCCCAAAGTCCGGGCGTTCTTCCATGTCATTAAACAATCATTTTCAATATCTTCATTGAACTCAAATTTCTTTTCGTCTGTCATCGTTGTTTCTCAGTTATTAAACCCGACACAGGGCTTTTACGGCTCTCTGTCGGGCGTGGTTAAACATCATGTCAACTATTCAAAATCGGGATAAGTCATTTCAATAGGCATATCAGGCTCTCCCTCAAAGTCATTATTGCAAGCTGAATATAATTCAGGCGTATCGCTCCCAAGCGTAATGTCTTTCCATAATTTGCCGTTGGTGTCTCTGTAAACGGGTCTGTCCCAACAGTCAATCCCGATAAATGTCAAATCTGTCTTTTTCATTGCAGTCTATTTTTAATCCCGCAAACCCGCTTTTGACGGGTTCACGGGAGATTGTTAATTTATGCTTGTAATTTCACACGGTTGAGAAGCGAACCTGAAATTTCATGTAATTCCCGGCTTCTTTCGGGAGTCAGTTCTCGGGCGTGAGCCGTGATTGCCTGAGTGAGCTTCCAAAGGGTTGAACCTCCCTGAACACCATCTTCGGGGTCATTGCGCATCAAAATCTTTTCAACTTCCTTACTTTCCTGTTTCAGAAGACTTCCGTTCTTTGTCAGGTTCTTCAATTCATGCTCAAAGTCAACATCAATTTCGGAAGCCCCCTGTATCTCGTAGGCTTTCTTCATCAGGTTATCTTTCCCGAACAGCCCTTTCGTCAGGTCTTTGACCGCTGAAACGGTGGTCTTCGTGTCAAGTTCATACGTTTTGTTGGATAGTTTCAGGTTATCAGGCAGCTTAGACCCCAAGTGAACCTGCTTCATCACGCTTTCACGAACCATACCATTAAGGCAAGCCCCGTTCAAGAGAAACGCCCGCATGTCAACCGCCCCGTCCCCGTAGTCAGAGGTTGAGAACCGTGCGCCCGCAAATATGATGACATCGCCGTTTTTCGCTGTCGGTATGACAATTGGCTGTGGCAGGATTGTTTCTGCCCAAACCTTTGTGTCGTTCATATAAGCGTCCGAAATTACCGCCCCTTGCCTGCTCGCTTCCTGAACAAAAGCCGTCAGGATTTCAACGCTGTTCAGACGGCGGTAGCTGTCAGAGAGAACACCCCGAACCTGCTCCCCTACGGTTCTGACAAGAACACGGCTTCTTTCCGTCCAACCGCTATGCTCGTTCAGAATTTCGGCGGCAAGGTTCTTAGCCCACTCAGCCCCCTGCGCAAGCTGCCTGAGATAACGCTGCGGAACTCCCATTCTGTCAGCAAGCTGCCCTATGGCGTTATCATGGAGCGAGAACTGACCGTCAGGCATATTCATCATCAGACGTTCTCCCCCATTGAATGTTATCACGGGGCTGTGGTCTTTCTGTCTCAGGTTAACGCCTATCGGGGCGATATAATCCTGCGCTATCTTTCCCTCGCTGATAAGACGCTCCATTGTAGCTTGAACCCCAACGGATTTACCGTCTATCATTCTCTGAACCTTGTTGATTACAACATCATTCAAACCCTGTTGCAGGGTCTTTTCGTTTGTCACTGTCATTGTTTCCATACTTGAAAATTTTATTTGGGTTAATACTGAATTGATTTTTCTAAATACGCCTTTGCCTCCTCATACAAGGCGGCTTCCGTCAAGTCATCTGAACTTGGTTCAAAGCCTGCCCAAAAAGCAGCTTCAATGATACTGTTCATGTTGTCTTTCATAAATTCCGTCCTCCTGATTATTTGATATAAAATGAAAATTTGATACCTCTCCTGAGTTTGCATACGCATTTGTCTTCAACGCTGCTGAAAGCTCGCTTCAAAAGTTTATTGAACATTTCAACACCGATAAGAGCGATAGCCCCTGAAACGCCAACCAGCTTGTGAACCTTGTTTCCCTCGCCGTCAACGCCTGAAACCTTAATTCTGAAATTACGGTTGATTTCTCTTGTGCTGTATGCTAAACTCACTGTCTTCATATTTCTGTTTTTTTGAGGTTCAAAAGTGATTACATCTTAATCACGTTGCAAATATAAGTTAAGTATTTTGGAAATAATCAACTTTTTCGGATAAAAAATCAACTGGACAGATTATTTTTAACCCCACTTAACTCCACTTCCGTAGTATTTAACTCCATTATCTCAAAAACAGCCTCAAAATAGCTTAAAAGCATATTTTATAACATAAAAACTGAGACAAACAAGAAAAAAGCATTATTTTTCTGAGTACATTGTAATCACTTTAAGAAATAAAGCATACCTTTGTTGCGTAAACTTTTCAGTTAAACAAAGCATTCATTATGAAACAAAAGATTTTAGAGGCGTTGAAAGCCAAATTTCCGGGGGTCAACGCAAATGTATTGAACAGGATTGCCGATAAATTCGCCAAGACTGTAACCACAGATGAACAAATAACAACTGCTATTGCAGGGGTAACAAAAGAGTTCATCGAAATCATTGAAAGCTACGGCGACAGCCGTGCGACAGAAGCCCAACAGACAGCCGTACAAACCTATGAAACCAAATACGGTCTGAAAGACGGGCAAAAGATTGATAACGGGGGCGGCTCTCAGGGCGGTCAGCAAGGAGGAACGCAAACCGTTCAGACACAATCCGCAGGGGGCGAGCAAGTTCCGGCTTGGGCACAGGCTCTTATCGAAAGCAACAAGACGATAACCGAGCGTTTGAACAAAATGGATGGAGACCGTACAACTGCAACCCGCAAGCAACAACTTTCCACAATCATTGAAAAACTGCCTGAAAATCTACGTAAGGCTTACGAGCGCACACCTGTTGACGGTCTAACCGATGAACAGTTCAACACGCTTGTCGGCGAAATCACTACCGAAGTGGACGGCATTGTCAATGACACACGGGCAAAAGGGGCTGTTTTCGGAAGACCTGCCGCACAGAACGGCGGTTCATCAAGTCAAGGGAACGAACTGACAAAAGAGCAATTGGAGGCTATATCACACCGTGACAACAAGCCCGCCGACGGTCAGCCGTTCTAATGTTTAACATCCAAAATCATTCAAAAATGGGAATGACAGTAACACGCAGGAAAGACACACGCACACCTCGTGTCTTCATGCACAAAACAGCGGATATTCGCGGCGGCGTTTCGGTCAAGGTTTCTGAACTCGGCGGCGATTTTCTGAACGAGGGCGCAGTATTGAGCGCACCCGACAACGGCATTTGCCACGTTGTGAAGATTGCCGTTCTGTCGGCAGAAGCGACAGATACCGCAACTGACATCAAAGTAAATAAAGGTCACAATTTCAAAGTTGGCGATTTCATCATGGCTGATGAAGGTGGCAAGGCTTACGCTATCACATCTATCACAACCACAGAGAAAACCCACGACACAATCAAGGTCAAGACCACTCTTGGAGTGAAGATTGAGAAAGGCGGATTTATCATTGAAGCCGCAGCGGAATCGGCAGCGGAAACCTCAAAACTGAAATACACCCCACTTTCACTTGTCGGAACAGGCAAGCCCATCGTGCAAAACTCAAACCTTGACACGGACGCTTGGCTTATTGGCGTGACAAAGGGCAACCCGCTTCCTGAATGCGTGATGAAACACCTCAAAGGTATCATAAACTATTAATCGTAAGTAATTTATGGGAACTATTGTAAATACAATGATTCAGGGTTTGACCGAACAAATGGTTCAAGCCCGTCTGAATTCGGCTGACGCTTCGGGCTTCCTTTTCGGAAAGCACTTCCCCGTTAAGAAAGTCAACGGCTTCAACTGGAAAACCTTAACGAACCAGCTTGAAAAGAAGAATGTCGCCGCCGACCTGCATACTGACAACGGAACTATCATGCGTAAACGCCGCCCGATATTCGAGAGCGCACGTGGAGATATTCCGTTTATCTCTATCAGCCGTGAACTTTCACGCTCTGAAATCAAAGATTATCAAACGGCTTTGGCTTTCGCTCAGGATGAAGATGCTACCAAACTTGTTGAGTATTGGGGAAATGATGTTGACTTCTGTTTCAACGGCGTTCAGTCTGAGGAAGAATACATTGCATGGAAACTCGCTTCAAACGCTGGTGTGCTTAAATTCACAACCACCACGAACGCAACCTATGCCAATGAATTTGACCTTGACTATGACGTGGATGATGAGATGAAAACCAAATCATCCGTTGATTGGAACAGTAAGTCAACTGCTGACATTATCGGCGACCTTGCTAAATTCGTGAAGTTGGGTAAGGATCATAACCTGAACTTGAAGTACGCTTTCATCAATTTGGATGAACTGTACAAAATCTGTTCTGCGGAACAAATTATTAAACAGTGCGCTTCTTTCGCCGCCAACGCCCTCGGTATCTCTCAAACACCTGACTTGGCTGCTGTAAATACCATGCTCGCAAAACAAGCATGGCTGAACGGTATTCAACTGCGTGTTATCGACCAAACCATCACCCGTGAATTTTCAGACGGTTCACAGACTTCCGGCAACCCGTTTGAGAACAGCCGTATGATTTTGTCAGAAAGTGAAATACTCGGTTCCACGCAGTATGACATTCTTCAAGAAAATGAAGAAACAATTCTGAGAGCCGTGCGTGCCCATACAGTCGTGAAGAAGTACGGCACGATTGAGCCTAAGAGCGAGGTTACAATCGGTCAGGCTGACGCTATCCCCGTATTTGATACGGCTTACCGTAACATCTACGTGAGAACGGACGCACAAGATTGGGATTAAGGTATTAAGCTATGGAAACAGTTCTCGAAGCGTTGAAAGGCGTTAATGCCTACCCTGTTCCCCTCCGCACATTGACAACAATAGCGGACAAACGGGGATTGTCGCTGACAACCGATGCGACACAGGAAGTGCAGAAAAGCAAGGAGTATAACCTTGCCGTCGCTGACCTCCTGCTGTGGCTGTCTACCGCCCCCGATATATCGCAGGGAGGGCAGTCCTATTCGTTCACGGACGAACAGCGCAGGGAGTTCCGCAACGGGGCTTACAGCTTGTACGATGATTTCGGGGCAAGCGACAAGGCAGGAACACCGAAACCTATTTACGGATATAAAGGCTCTCGGCTATGATTATTCAAAACGGAACAATCGAATTCAAGACAAAGACAGTGAGCGGGATTGACCCTGAAACGGGTTATCCCGTCAAACCGTCTTCCGTGGCATGGGGCGAACCTGTTCCATGTCAATTCAAGGCGAAGAAGTTCAACCAACTCGGAATCATCAAGGGGGAACACTTCACAGTGGCTTCCTATGAAATCCTGATTGAAGAACAGCCCGTTCCATCGGAACAGCTACGCTTGAAAGACTTGTCAGGAAAAGAGATTGGCACGTTTTCAATCATTCAGGCAGAACCGCTTGAAGCCGTGTGTGAAGTAAGAATTTTGGTCTAAAGCGATGTGCGGCTGTATGTCGGCTTTTCTTTTTCAACCCGGTCAAACATACCAATAAGAAAAGTAAACGCCACATGCGCCGATTTCGCAAAAAATAACTGAGAAGAATATGCCTATCACACAACTAACACCGATGTCGGAGATTGACAGATACACGGAACAGCAGCTTGAAAGGCTGAAACAAGTTCTTATCCGAAACCTGATGTATATCGGGGAGACAGTCTTGAACAGGGCACGTTCAACCAATTCTTACAAAGACCGCACGGGCAACCTGAGAAGTTCAATCGGCTATGTTATCACGGTTGACGGGCGAATAATCCATTCATCCAGCTTCCAAACCGTGAAACAAGGCAAGGACGGTTCTTCAAAGGGGGCAGCGTATGTGAAAAGCCTCGCAAGAAAATTCCCGCAGGGGATTTGCCTTATTGTCGTGGCTGGTATGAACTACGCTTCTTATGTGTCCGCAAAAGGGCTTGACGTTCTTGACAGTTCAGAACTTCTTGCCGAGCGTCTTGTACCGCAAATGTTGAAGCAACTCGGATTTCATTAAACAGAATTTATATGGCTAAGACTTCAAAACAGATTCAAGGGGATGTGTACCGACTACTGCAAGACAGCGTTCTTTCGGGAATGATTTCAGGCGAGGTTTACAGAAGCGGTTACCGCCCCCGTGACAGTAACAGAGAAGATGCGGTGGTAATCTTCACAACGGGCTTGCCTGACGAAGTTCAGACAGGTGTCGTTACCGTGAATATCTATGTACCCGATACTGACTTGTACGGAAACGGGGTTCTCGTTGAAGACGGTCAGCGGACGGAAGAAATAGAGCGTCTCGCCAATGATTGGGTCAACAGCCTGACCGCCGATAAGTCCTGTTATAAATTCAGGCTTCAACAAACCATTTACACGGAGGCTGAACCTGACATCAATCAGCATTTCATCGTTGTGAAACTTCATTACGAGTTCTTCGGCAGCGATGATGCGCCTCTGAATATCAAATAAATTGTAGAACATTAAAAACGAATAAGTTATGTCAATTTTATCATGGGGTAAATGTAAGATTGAAACAACCCCGTCAACAAATGGCGCACCCACCTCCCCGGAGGCTTGGAAAGCCCTTGATACGCCGAAAGAAGACACAACGAAAATCACCCCCACGGCGGGAACTGAGAAGACCGCCACAGAGGAGGGCGGCGAACTTGTTGATGTCCGTTACGGAAAGAATACTTATACACTCGAATTTGACATGTTTGTCAAAAAAGGTACGGAACGCCCGTTTGAAGACAATGACGGGTTAATCGCAGGAGAACACGCTTTCCGCATAACTCCCGAAGACGAAGAATGCGAGGGCGCACAGATTGACCGTTCCGTGGTTCGTTGTGATGAAAGCTATTCAACCGCTGACGGTAAAATGCTTCATTACGTTGCACGTTGCCTGAAACCCAAGACGGGCAAAACCGTTAAGCCTTACACAAAAGGGGGTGAGTAAGAATTTTCAGCGGGGTTGATACACTGGTTTATCCACCGTGAAGCCTGAACGCCTTTCCCGGTTGCATGTCGGTTCGATTCCGACCCCCGTCTCTAATCATAACTTAGAAATTCGTCAGATATGAATAAGACAATAGAACAAACGGTTGCTGAAACCATCCTTGAACAACCTTTTGAAGTCAAGGTAGGCGAAAAGTCATATCAGGTTGCCTCCGCAAGCACGGCAACCCTCATACTTGTTTCAGAAGCGATTTCACAACTTCCACATATTGCGCTTGACACGGAGAAGGTCGTTGAAGAAACATTATCCGTAGCGAAAGACTGCCGCATTCTCGGCGATATAGCGGCTATTCTCATTCTTGGTGCAAAGAACATCACAGAAAAGAAGAAAGTTCCACAAATCAAAGAAAAACGGTATATGTGCGGGCTTATTCGCCGACCATACACGGTTGAAGTTGAAATTACCATTGACAAGAAAGCGGAACTCGCAAAAGAGCTTCTTGAAGATGTCTCCCCGAGGGAACTGAACCTGATTGTAAGCCAAATCTTATCAAGAATGCAGATAGCCGATTTTTTCGGGCTTACCACTTTCCTTGCAGAACTCAATCTTCTTCATCCGAGGAAAGTGGAGAACTAAATGACAGCATTTGGGCTGTCGTAGGCGGTTTTGCAAAAGGCTACAATCTGACCTTTGACTATGTTTTGTACAATATCAGCTATACGAACATGATAATGTACGGGGCTATTCTCCCGACATACGATAAAAAGAAAAATGACGGGAAAAAGGATGAAGGACAAAAAGTTATCAAGGCAGATGACCCAAGAAACAAAGAAGAAGTAAGGAAATTTTTTGAAACCTGTGATTAAAGGCAGAAACAATGAACAACGATAAAGGAAGACTGAATTACGGTGTCGGGCTTGACAACTCCCAGTTAAGGGTAGGCGTAGCCGAATCACGGCGTTTGCTCCAAGGCATAGGGCAGACAGCGGTTGACGAAGGCGCAAGGATTGACGATTCATTCAAAAGAATCGGCAGGACTGTCGCTGGCGTGTTTGCCGTGTCTCAGATAAAAGATTTCATCACACACGTTGCGACTGTCCGTGGAGAATTCCAACAGCTTGAAATCGCTTTCAAAACCATGCTCGGCTCTGCGGGTCAGGCAGATGTTTTGATGACCCAGCTTGTCAAGACAGCCGCCACAACTCCGTTCGGTCTGAAAGACATCGGTCAAGCCGCAAAACAGCTTCTTGCCTACGGTGTTGCAGCAAATGACGTGAACAGCACTTTGATACGTCTCGGGGACATCGCCGCCGGGCTTTCAATCCCTATCAACGACCTTGCCTATCTATACGGAACGACAATGGTTCAGGGACGTTTGTACACACAAGACCTGAACCAATTCTTGGGGCGTGGTATTCCTCTTATGGAAGAACTCGCAAAACAGTTCGGCGTAGCTGAAAATCAGGTCAAACAACTTGTAGAAGACGGAAAAGTCGGATTCCCCGAAGTTCAGAAAGCCATTGAGAACCTGACCAACGAGGGCAGTAAGTTCGGCGGTCTTATGGAAGCTCAGTCAAAAACAATCACAGGGCAGATTTCAAACATTGAGGACGCAATCGACACAATGTTTAATGCCATAGGTCAGTCACAGGAGGGGGTAATAAACACCTCTCTTGGTCTTGTCTCAACCCTGATTGAGAACTGGGAAACAGTCGGTAACATCCTTTTGACAATCATCGCTACATACGGGGCATATAAAGCCGCCGTTATCGCTGTCGCAGCCGCACATAAATTGATGAACATTTGGGGAACTGTTAGTGCTTTTCTGTCTCTAACAACCTCTATACGTTCAGCCAAAGACGCTATGTTGCTTTTCAACATGGCTGTAAAAGCCAATCCGCTTGGTTTGGTTCTGTCTGTTCTTGCAGCCGCCGTGACAGCTTTCCTTGCTTTCAGAAAATCAACGGACGAAGCCGCTGACGCTCTGAAAAAGGAACGTGAGGAAGCCGAAGCGTTCAACAAACAGGTTAGCGAATCAGCGGGCAAAGCCATTTCAACGTATAAACGTCTTCAAGACGAATACAAGAAATGCAAGTCAGCCCATGAAAAGCGTGAGTGGATAAAAGAAAGTCAGGCGAAGTTCAAAGAATTGGGAATTGCCGTCAACAGCGTCAATGATGCTGAAAACATCTTTGTCAAGAACACTTCCTTGATGATGAAAGCATTTCAAAAACGTGCGGAAGCCGCCGCATGGCAATCCCGTCTTGACGAAGCCTACGCAAAGAGGGTTGAACGCCAAATGGCTCTTGAAGACCAAATGGATAAGATTCAGGCGGGAAGCAAAGTGCCGGGATATTCACACACGACACAAGGAGGCTATGAATACGTTGACCGCAGCGGAGCATGGGTTTACACCGAGGCAGGTGCGAGAAAAGCCCGTGAAGCGTTCAAACAGACAATCGCCAATGACCCTGTTCTGAACGAAATAGACGCTCGTATAAACAAGTATTCCGAGAAAATGACCTCTGTTTCATCTGACTTTCAAAAACTGTTTGAACAAGCGGGTACAAGCCAGAAGACAACGCAGGAAAAGAACGAGGAAAAGAGACTCGCCAAAGAACAGCAAAAAATCGCCGATGAAACAGCCCAACGCATGGCTAAAATCAAGGAGTATTCAGCAAAGGTTTCAGAAGCAGTTTCACAAGCCGAGATAGACATCCGTCAGGCTCAAATCAACGAACTTGAAGACGGTTATGAAAAGACCGTTGCGCAGGTGCAGTTGAACTATGACCGCCTTATCGCCGAGAACGATAAACGGGCGCAGAAAATGATTGAAGACCTGAAAGACAAAAAAGTGCTTGAATGGCTCAATCAGAACCCGAAAGCGACAAAGGAACAACAGCTTGAATACCGGGCTTCCTTGAACCTGACAACCGCTGACCTTTCTTCCGAGCAGCAAGCGATGTTAAAGTCTTATGCCGAAGTTGCAAGGCAGATTCAAGTCAAAGGTAACAAACAAGCCCTTGACGATATGATGAAAGACATTCTGACCTATGAACAGCAACGTCTAAAAATAACAGAGGAATACGGGAAAAAACGTGAAAGCCTCTATGAAACAGATAAAGACGGCAACAAGAAGCTCCGTAAGGGTGTCACACAAGGAAACGTGGACGAACTGAACCGTGCTGAACAGGAAGCCTATAAAGGCATAGACGAACAGTTCGCACAACGTGAAGAAACGTATCAGGCATGGTGCGATGAAATAGCGGAACTAACCCTTAAACAGTTGAAGAATGTATTAGCGGAGGCAGAAAAGGAACTTGCCGAACTTGAAAAGAACGGCGGGTCTTCTGATAAAATCGCTGTTGCCCGTGCCAAAGTCGCAACAGCCAAAAAGAATGTTGAGAAAGCACAGGCTAAAAATGATATAAATCCCGGCAAACGCTCAATCAAAGAATGGGAGGACTTGTACAAGACGCTTCAAGAATGTGAACGGGAGTTTGAGAGCATTGGCGACACGGTCGGCGGCGTGGCAGGCGAAATCATTTCAACGGCTGGCAGCATCATGACCGCTTCTCTGTCAATGATAAACGGTATTGTTCAGCTTGTGAATATGTCTGCCACCGGTATTCAGGGAACAGCGACAGCGGCAGCAACAGCCATTCAAACGGTTGAAAAGGCTTCTGTCATCCTGACTATCATATCGGCTGCCATGTCAATAGCCATGCAGATTGTGAACCTGTTCAACAATGATGACAAGAAGCAAGAAGAAATTGAAGCCCTGCAGGATAGAATAGACCAACTCCAATGGGAACTTGACAACGCAGATATTGTGCGGTTACAAGAAAATAGCGGAAAAGCGGTTGAACGTGTGAAACGGGCTTTATCCGAGACTTACAAAGAACTCCTGAGAAACAAAATCGCTGTCAATGACGTAGCGGGGGCTTGGCGACTTCTGTTCAGCAACGTTTCAAACAACGCTGAACTGCTTCAAAAGACCGCTGAGAAACTCGCCACGGCGTATGCAAATATCGCTTACACGGCTGACAAGGCTCTCGGGGGCGAGAAATACAGCAACGCCCAAGAACAGCTTAAAAACCTCGCCCAGCAGCAACTTCTTATTCAAGAACAAATCAGAAACGAAGAGGATAAGAAAGACACGGATCATGGCAAGATTGATGAATGGAACAGAAAAATTGAAGAACTCGGTTCACAAGCTGTCGCCATCATCAACGACATGGTAGAAGACATTATCGGTGGTTCAAGTTCCGATATTGCAAAAGAACTCGGAGACGCTTTTTTTGAAGCGTTTCAAGCGGGAGAAGATTACGCCGAGGCATGGGGCGATAAGGTCAAAGACATCGTGGCTGACGTGATGAAAAGAATGTTGGTTTCCAAGTTTCTTGAAGAACCTCTTGGGGAGATATTCGACAAGTACAAGGCTAAATGGTTCAAGGACGGTCAGTTTGTCGGTCTTGATGCTGTTATTCAATCTATGAGTGGTTTCGCTTCTGACTTGAACGCTGTTGGGGCTGATTTTGCCAAGATATGGGAAACCCTCCCTGAAAGCGTTAAATCAATGTTTGAAGTCACGGCAGATGCAACCCGTGAAGCCTCTCAAAAAGGTATTGCCACAGCTTCGCAAGAAAGTATTGATGAATTGGACGGACGTGCGACAGCAATTCAGGGGCACACGTATTCAATCGCTGAGAACACGAAAATCATTCTTTCTGTCGTGAACATGATTTTGCAGTCAGTATTGAACATTGAGAAACACGCCGAAAACATGGCAGGACGCATTGAAAGCATTGAAAACTCAGTCAAAGAGACAAAAGATACAGTTAACGATTTCGCCTTGAAAGGCATAAAAATAAAAATGAGATAAGTATGGAAGACATTATTAGACAAGTTTACGCCCAATGGAGGGTTGCCAAAGAGCAAGCCCGGCAGGAGTGCGATAGTCGCTCCCTACCCAATATGGCAGAGAAATACCGTATGTGTGATATGTTCAAAGGCACGGAAGATTTACAGAGCCTTATACGGCTGTTCACAACTCCACAAGGTATGGAGTTCTGTATCAAACACCGTTTCCCGAATATAGCGACTTTCAGGCTGTTTAAGCCGTTCAACCCCGAGAAGTACGGTGTTTACATTGATGCGGGTATAATCACGCTGAGAAACCCGGAAAAAGCGGTTCTTATCGGGCGTACAAGCGCAACGATAAACTGTGACACGCTTGAACGCCATGAAATTTTTCTTCTTCACGGGGCTAAAGCGTTCATCAACGCCTCGGGCTGGGCGGTTGTTTCCGTCAAGGGGTCAACGGGTTGCCAACAAATTCGTAACGTGTCTGGAAATGCGGTAATATTATGATGTCAGGACGATTTTACATAGACGGTAAGGATGCGTTCACAGAGTACGGCATCTATGTTCAAGAAGGGGGCTACAACGAACTTGTGGCGTTCCCGCCTCTGAAAGCGGTCACAAGCAACGACTGGCAGGAAGAAGACGGCATAGAACCTGATTTGTCAGAACCGACCCTGAACACGAAGGAATTTTCTTTGAAAATTGTTCTCTCAGGCATGGATTACCGTTGGGGTGGCTTCATAGAACGATTGTCAGACAAAGCCTATCACACGTTTGATTTCAGGGAAATAGGACGCACTTACCGTCTTCGTCTTGTATCAAACCCTAACACGGATTTGGCAACGCTTCTCGGCTTCATCACTGTAAAACTTGCCGATGATTTCCCTTTAGACGGGTACACCTACAAAGAACCTGAAAGCACTGTTCCCGGCTCTGATTATTATGAACTTGACGGGAAGCCGTTCTCAGATTATGGGGTTCGTGTGTTGGAGGGAACACTTAATGAAATAGAGAAATCGCCGAATGTCAAGACCAGCCTCCTGCGTAATATCAACAAATTGAACGGGGCTTTATATGACGGGGAGAAAGTGACCTATAAGGCAAAGGACGTAAAGATAAACTGCCTTATGCAAGCCGCCTCGCTGACTGAACTGTGGCGCAACTATAACGCTCTGTTGTATGACCTTGTGCGTCCTGAACAACGGCTGTTATACTCTGATGAAACGGGATATGAATACCCCTGCCATTATAAAAGCTGTTCCGTGTCCGAGTTTTACGCCTCTGATAAAATATGGCTCAAATTTACCGTTACTGTATGCTTCATTTCATTCAGGCTTGAAGACGATGAATTTGTGCTTGCCACGGAAACACGGGATTTGGTTGTGACAGAAGACGGGGAGTTTGCGATTGACTTACGAAAAATAATATGACATTATGGGATTGAAAAGAATTAAAATCAGCGAATTAACCCTTTCCGACAATCTGAAAGGATTATACACAATCGGCGTTAAGCTGATAAACGGGGTTCAAACGAGCGTCAAGGTCAGCTTGGAACACATTCAGACCGCCTATGAAAATGCCGTAGCCGCAACGAAAAAAGCTGAGACAGCCGCCAATAGTGCGAACACCGCAGCGGGTTCAGCCAACAGTGCCGCTTCTTCTGCCAACAGTGCGGCAACGAAAGCAAACACGGCGGCGGGGAACGCTGACAAGGCAACCGCAGCAGCGAAAACCGCCACAACCAACGCAAACAATGCGGCAACAAAGGCAAATACCGCCGCTTCCAATGCGGACAAAGCCCGTGAAGATTTAGAAGAGATAAAGGAAGCCGCCGTGACCGCCACCAACTCAGCCAACAGTGCCGCTTCCTCTGCAAACAATGCCGCAACGAAAGCTAATAAGGCGGCGGGGAACGCTGACACGCAAGCTGACCGGGCAAAGGAACAGGCTGACAACCCGCCCAAAATGGGAGACAATGGAAATTGGTGGAAATGGGATGAAGCTCAGAAAAAGTATGTCGATACAGGTGTGCTCGCAAAAGGCGGCGTGCTGTACCCGACATTCAGCATAGACGATGATGACATGATTCTATACATGGAATTTGAAGATGAAGTAAGCGACAAACTTATCAAATTTGATGAACAGACGGGAGAACTTTATTTGAATGTTGGATAACTTAAAGTTACACGAATATGACAAAGATACCTTTAGGAAAAGTGGCGTTCACGGACGCAGGTTCTTATAACGCCGGAAATACTTACAAGCGGTTTGACTTTGTTGACACGGAAGACAGTTCCTATTTGTCTTTACAAGACAATAACAAGGGACACGCCGTCACTGAAACCGCTTGGTGGAAATGCCTCGCACGGGGCACAAAAGCCACAGAAGCCGCAAAAAAAGCCAACGATACGGCAGCATTGGCAAACGAAAAAGCTGTGGCGGCAGATACGGCGGCAGGGCGTGTGAATGCTGCAATAACGCAAGCCAATACCGCTGCCACAAACGCTCAACAACAAGCATCAGCCGCAGGAGAAGCGGCGGCAGAAGCAACGGAACGTGTGGCTGAAATGAACGCCGCCCTCGCCCGTTTGGAAGAATTGGAGCAGACAATCACGGCTAAAGACCGTAAACAGCCAACGGGAATGGAATTAGAGTTTCCTAAAAAAATAACAAAAGGAAACAAAGACATTCTGAGAGTAATAGCTACCCTATCCCCGGCGGGAACGGGTAACAATGTCCTTTTCTTGGGCGATGACAAAGCGGTTTCCGTTGCCCCTGACGGTTTTCTGACCGTGAACAGTGTCGGCATAAGCAAAATACACGTCATCCCGACAGAAAACACAAGCATTTATCGAACCATTGATATTGAAGTCGTTCCGCAGTCTGTCAGGCTTTGCACGAAATCAACTTTGCGCCTGACCGCAAATGGCAAATTCAGGTTCAGTTAAAATAATTTTTCAACAAATAAAACTTTTAAATTATGGCACTATCAACAGATGAAGAAAACAAAGTAAGGGAAATCATTGAAGCGTTCACAAACGGAAAACGATTGAGCGACTTACCCAATGTTTCTGGGAATAACCCATTCAATCTTTTGTGTGAGGTCTTAGAAGACGGAGAAAGCAAAAAAGCAGCTCTCGCAACTATGTTGCCTTATATGGAAGAGCAGTGTATGTACGGCATTGAGCGAGACAAGACCGTTTCATCACGTTTAGTAACCCGAATTGGCAATACTGCTCTTCACAAGTCCCTTCCCGTGCATAACCGCATGAGGGGCTGTCTTCTTGACGATGACGGAAACGTGGTTGAATATCTCAATCCACGTGATTGGACGGGGCATGTCAGAGACGGTTCACGGGGACAAGTCATGGTCGAGTTTGGGGACTTCTATTGCCGTTTTGAAACAAGCGCAAATATTGAGCGGGTCAAATTCTCTCTCTTTCCTCTTCCCGGCTATCGTTATGTTCCTTTGATGTACGTATCGGCATACGAAGCTACTGTTCAGAGAAGTACGAACAAGCTATCTTCTGTGGTCAATACAACGGCTGACTACCGAGGCGGTGCAAATCAGGCTGACTGGGACACACTCTCAAAAACGGTTCTCGGAAGACCAGCTACACAAATCAGCCGCACGAATTTCAGAACGTATGCCCGAAACAGAAAAGCGGGCAGCACTAAGTGGAACTGTATGACGTATGACGTTCAAAAGATGCTCTATTGGCTCTTTGTTGTTGAATACGCAACGCTCAACTCTCAGGAGGCTTTCAACACCCAATTGACGGCTGAGGGCTATCGTCAAGGCGGTCTCGGAGACGGGGTTACAACACTTGACAGCGGCAAATGGAACACGTTTAACGGTTATTATCCTTTTATCCCTTGTGGCTATACGGATGAACTCGGAAACGGAACAGGCGAAAAAGAATATACCATGCCCACTGAATATGACGCTTCTTCAAAGAAAGTCAAAGTGTGCCGTTATCGTGGTATCGAAAACCCGTTTGGGCATATTTGGCAGTGGACTGATGGCATCAACGTACGCATTAATCCCGGCTCGAACGGCTTGTCAGAAGTATTTGTTTGCTCTGACCCCTCAAAATTCAATGACAGTAACTATAACGGATATAGTCATGTTGGGAATGAAGCCCGTGCCGAGGGATATGTTAAAGAAATTATTTTTGGAGAAAGCGGCGAAATCATTCCTGCTCTCGTAGGCGGCGGTTCTACCACATATTTCTGTGACTATCACTATACAAACATCCCTGCTTCGGTGGCTCTCCGTGGTGTCCTGTTCGGCGGTAACGCGAGTTCCGGTGCGTATGCGGGTCTCGCCTATGCGGGCTCGATTTTCGCCCCCTCGATTACGAATGCGTACGTCGGTTCTCGCCTTTGCTTTATACCCACGTCAGCGTAACACGCTTTGAGTGATAACCTTTTCCCTGCCTCTTTGTGGGGCAGGGTTCAAATAATAACAGTATAAAACGATGATTGAAGAAATGAACAACATACCAAAAGAAGATGACGGAAGCCTCGCTTTCCTGAATATCCCGAGAGATGAAAACAGCAGGAGTTTCAATTGTGATGAAACGACACAATCAAAACTCGTAAACACCACGTTTTGGGTGGTTGATTTCATTGAAGAAGTTCCGACAAGATTCAGCAAGGCTAAAGGAGTAAAAGGTCAGACGCTTGTAAAAATCAAGCCATCAAAAGACAGTTTGGAATCAGATGCCAAGAAATTTTTCACTGGTTCATCCGACATTCTTTATGTTTTGAAGAAAATCAAAGAAATGAATAAGTTTCCCCGAAAAGTTACTTTGAGGGGTAACGGTAACAGATATTATTTTGAATAAGAAAACAATGAAATAACAAAATAAAAAGGTGGGTCATTCTTGTGGTGTCCTGTTCAGCGGTAACGCGAATAACAGTGCGAATGCAGGTCTCGCCTATGCGAACTCGAATAACACCCCCTCGAATACGAATGCGAACATCGGTTCTCACCTATGCTTTAAAATTGGTTTTGACAATATGAAACAAAATAAAAGAATGACAGCCTTGCCACTTGGCAAAAGATTTCAAGCAAACCTCCTAAAAGTGTTGGTAGGAACGCCTGTTGTATGGGCTACCGAAAACTCTGACTAAGAAAAGCAAAGCAGAAGTATGAAAAGAATAGGAAATTTATATCAGACCATAATCTCCGTTGAGAACTTGCGGGAAGCTGACAGAAAGGCTCGCAAGGGTAAAACGCACACATACGGGGTAAGGGTTCACGACAAGAACCGTGAAGCGAATATTCTTGCCTTACATGAAGCCTTGCTGACAAAGACGTTCAAGACCTCTCCTTATGATGTCTTCACGATTTTTGAACCAAAGGAAAGGCTTATTTTCCGTCTTCCGTACTATCCCGACAGAATAGTACATCACGCCATAATGAATGTTCTTGAACCGATATGGGTCAGGACTTTCACGCACAATACATTTTCATGCGTTAAAGGTCGTGGGATTGAGGGATGTGCCCGTCATATAGATAAAATCATTGAGAAATACAGAGGAAAGCCCATGTACTGTCTCAAAATTGACATAACAAAATATTATCCCTCCATAGACCATGAAACCTTGAAAAAGATTGTGCGCAGGAAGATAAAGGACAAAGACCTTTTATGGCTTCTTGACGAAATCATAGACAGCGCACAAGGTCTTCCAATCGGGAACTATCTCTCACAATATCTCGCAAACCTGTTCTTGTGCTATTTCATGCACCGTGTGAATGAAGTATTGAAACTTGACGCAGCCGAATACGCTGATGACATCACATTTTTCGCCACATCAAAAGAACAATTGCGGGAAGCGTTCAAAGAGATAAAAAGAATACTTGAAGAAGAACTGAGGCTGAAAATAAAGGGAAATTATCAGATATTTCCTATCGCAAAGAACCGTTATGATAGAAACGGGCGTGCGCTTGATTATGTCGGTTATATGTTCTTCCGTGAACAGAAACTTATCCGAAAGAACATTAAGAAGAATTTTTGCCACGCCACAGCACGGCTGAACCGCCGCAAACCTCCGCTTGACGCAAAGGCTTATAAGCAGGCTGTCGCCCCGTGGCTCGGTTGGGCGAAACATAGTGATAGCAAACATTTATTAAAAACAATCATTAAACCGTGTTATTATGATAGCATTTTATGACAATCAGCCGACCAAATTGGAGGCTGTCGGAAACGGAAGTTACGTTTACCGCTTCAACATTCAGAAAGTTGAAAAACCCGCCACCGTTGAACCAAGCGAACTCGCTTCTGATGATGAAGCCCCGGTTCAGGAACAATGGAAATGTGAAGAAGTTACCGTGTGGGCTCCGCTTTCTTCAAACAAGATAACTGAAACAGTTATCACGGAGAAGTGGGACAACAACCGGGAACAAAAACTTGTGAATGAGTTCAACGCAGCGAACCTCGGTATGATTGGAGGCGCGAAGTCAAGTGAGGAAGCCAAGGCAAAGATTGAGGCATACAAAGCCTATCTTTCCGAGCGTGCCACCCTGAAAGCACAAGTGGATGCAGATTGTCTTGAATACGGTATTCTGTAACTTGTAAAAACCTCTTCCCGTCACGTTATTCAAGCATAAGATGTGACGGGAAGAATTATTATTCTTAAAAAAGCCTTTTTTAGCCCCGTAGAACGCCTAAAAAGTGATTACAATATAATCACACTATTTTAAAAAGAAAGTTCAACCACGGGGAAATTCGGGAAAAATAACTCAAAGTTTAGAAATATGATAATTTACAATAATGTCGGGAACAAGGTTCTTGAAATCGAGGTTGACGATAACAGTTATCGTAATAGGGCTGTCATGGGAGACCATAGTTTAACGTTGTACTATTCGCTCCCTGAACACGTTGAAATCCCAGTAGGCTCTTACTGTGAGTTTCAAGGCGAAACGTTCACGCTCAAACGCCCGGAGAATTTCAAGATGAAACATAAAAGACTGTTTGAATACACGGTGCTTTTTGACCCGCCCGAAGCAAACGCAAAAGTTTGGAAATTCAGAAACCCGGTTGACGGACGTTTGAAATTTTCGTTGACCGCAAAGCCGCATGAACATCTTCAAATGTTTGTTGACAATATGAACCGCCGTGACAAAGGATGGACGGTTGGCGAATGTATTGACGGTGTTGAAACCCTGATTGCCTATGACCATGATTTTTGTATTGACGCTCTAACCCGCATGGCTTCAACGTTCAAGACAGAATACGAGTTTACGGGAAAACGTGTGTCATTACGTAAGATTGAATACAACAAAAGTAACCCCCTCCCGCTGTCCTATGGACGTGGCAACGGGTTCAAGCCGGGTGTCGGACGTTCAAATACGGGAGACAACCCGCCAACGGAAATTTTGTTCGTTCAAGGCGGTACGGACAATATAGACCCCTCAAAATACGGTTCTTCCGAGCTTCTTCTTCCCAAGAACCAAACACTCGCTTATGACGGCGAACATTTTGAAGATGAAGACGGCTTCATAGCCAAGAACGCCCGCCGTTATGTCGTTGATGAAGCAGGGCTTTCAATACGCCGTGATGACAAACAACTGTCATCGCTCGCCGAAGATAGTCTTGACTGTTCTGAGATTTACCCGAAACGTGTCGGTACGGTCAGCACGGTTGTTGCTGTTGATGAGAAAAACAACTTTTACGACATTGTTGACACGTCAATCCCGTCTTCACTGAATTATGAAGAATGCTTGATAGCGGGGGAAACTATGACCGTTGTTTTTCAGACGGGTATGCTTGCCGGACGGGAGTTTGAGGTTAAATATTATCATAATGCCGTTAAAGGAAAGGCGGCACGCCGTTTTGAGATTGTTCCCGCAGACATAGACGGGCAAACTATGCCAAATACCACATTCGCCCCTAAATCGGGCGATAAATATGCCGTATTCAAATGTATGCTTCCCACGGCTTACATTTGTGATAACGCCACGAAAACAGGCGCATCATGGGATATGTTCCGGGCGGCTGTAAAACACCTGTTTGATAATGAAGACCTGAAATTCACTTTCACGGGGGAACTTGACGGGATATGGTCGAAAAAAGATTGGGTAAACATCGGGGGGCGCATCAAACTCGGAGGATATATCCGTTTCTCTGACGATCAGTTTCAGAAAGACGGTGTTCTCGTGCGTATAACGGGTATAAAAGATTATATCAACAAACCGCACAGCCCCGTGATTGAACTTTCAAACACAACGGTAAGCGGCAGTGTTTCATCAACATTGAATGACCTGAAAAGTGAGGAAGTCATCGTTGATGACCTACACCGTGACGCTATTCAATTCACAAAAAGACGGTTCAGGGATGCAAAGGAAACAATCAGCATGTTGGAAGAAGCCCTGCTCGATAACTTCACGAACTCAATCAACCCGATTGCCGTTCAAACGATGTCAATGCTTGTAGGCGATGAAAGTCTTCAATTCCGTTTTGTGAACTCAAAGACAAGCCCCGTCCCGGTTACGCACAGAATTGTCTATGACAATGAAACGAAGCAACTGACAGCGGAAGCGGGTATCATACAACACATGACCCTCGGCATCAATACGGTCAGTGCATCGCACAAGGTTTCGGAATACAAATTTTGGGATATGACAGCCTACACAAGCGCAGTGCTTGATGACGGGAAGAAGAAGTATTATTTATATGCCAAAGTCTCAAAGACGGCACAAACAGGTGTTTTCATCCTGTCTGAAAACGCAATCAAATTAGAGGGTGTTTCAGGCTTCTATCATCTTCTTGTCGGTGTCCTGAACTCTGAATACAATGAAGAACGGAGTTTTGTCACTCTGTACGGTTTTACAGAAATCCTTCCGGGGCGTATCACGACAGACAAGATTGTTTCCACAGACGGGAACACTTATTTTGATTTATTGAAAGGTATCATATCCGGGCAAATAAAGTTCAAATCAGGTTCGTCGGGCTTATATGAACTTGATGAATGGGAAGCCGTGAACGGTTTGATAACTCAGGCTCAGAACACCGCCAACGCCGCCGTTGAGAGCGCAAAGAACGCCAATATCGCCGTTGGAGATTTAAACGACTATGTGGACGGTGCGTTCGCTGACGGCATTATTACGGAAGCGGAAGCGAAAGCGATTGAGAAGTACATCAACACAGTGAACAACACGAAAGCCGCCGTGGAAGCTGCGTATAACAAACTGTACACAAACGCCTATCTTACGGGAACGGCAAAAACCGGGCTTATGAATGCCAAGATTACGCTTATGGGTAGTATTGAGAACCTTATCAGCGCAATCAATTCCGCTATCGCCGATGGTAGAACCACTGTAACCGAGAAAAACAATGTTGATAACAAATATGCCACTTTCAACAGTGCGTATGCCGACTTTAACACAGCCGTAGAAGCCGCCAATAAAGCTATTCAAGACACGCTGAAGGGGTATTCAGATTCGGTTCTCAACACCGCCAACGCCGCCGTTGAGAGCGCAAAGAACGCCATTGCTAAAGATTTGGGTTATGCGAATTTTGATGATTTGGCGAAGAAAGCAGCTGCGAATGAAACCATCATTGTAGGAGGCAAAATCAACACGACATTGATTAATGCTGAACTTATTGTCACGGCGGCTTTGCTTGCCAAACTGGTCAAAGTGACCGAACTTGTTGCGGAACACCTGACTGTTACCGGGAGTTCAAAGATAGCTGGGTTCAGCGTCAGCGGAAACGGGCTTACAAATACCCCGTTTAACAATGATGCGTATGTGATATTCCGTAATGACGCACATAAATGTTTTGCGGGTATTGGAGGAAACGTGCTGCCGACATCATCAGGATTGAGAGCCGTAGCAAGATTTGAGAATGAAGACACGTCCGATTGGTGGGGATTGAACAGGAACATAGCTACTTTGTTCTCCGCAAAAAACGGGCGTTATAACCATGCTTTTTTAGGAAGCGGAAACGGGAATTTGGACGGATGGATAGGAGGCTACAGATACAGCAAATATAATCTGACAAGAGCCAATACTATTTATAGTGGTTATTCAAATCTTAAAGATAATAACCGATGGGTAATTTATAGCAGCGTGGATAATTCAGGCATCACTCTGCCGAAACTTTCAGAGGTAAGAGACGCTCTTAGTATAGGAAGCAGCACTAAGTTCTGTGTGGAATTCACAATTATCGCAGACCTTGATTCAAAGGATTTCGATATATACGGAAGAAACAGCAAGAAAAGTAGTGACAACACCTATCCGTGGAACACGTCTGAATACCCCAATCTGGTACATTGGGACAACGACCATTGGGATAGTTTGGCAATGGGAGCAGGTGACAGTCTCACGGTGTTGCTTATATATGATTCAAGTAAAGGAGGCAGCAAAGGCGGCTATCCCCTGACCTATACAGCGAGAGTAATCAATAGACAGAATTAAAAGAAATAATGATGAAAAGATTTCAAAAGTGATTATATTGTAATCATGTTAATTATCTTTGTACCATATTAACAATAAAAATACGAGGAAGTTTTTATGAATACAACAACCGAAGCCCTACAAGTCGCTAAGGGTATAAGCGACTATGGCATTATGATTATCATTTGTGCCGTTTTTCTTATTCTTGCATCAGGTCTGATGATAGCTTGTTTCCGCTGGTTTAGAACCGTCATAACAAATATAATGACAGACTATTCAGCGCAATTGAAAACACTTCAAGAAACAGCCACAAGAAACGGCGAGGCAATGATTGATATAGCCGAAGGTCTTATTCCTGAGACACAAATGAGAGTGAAAACTATTTCGGGGGCTTTCTTTGATATGTCTGTAGAAAAAGTATGCCGCCTGATAAAAAGAATAAGGGAAGAAAACCACATCGCCAATGAAGAAGCTACGAAAACAAAAATACGGACACTTCTTCACAATATGTATGAAGACAGAAACAGCCGTTTTGATTGTTTCAGGTATAGAGGAAAAAAACTCTCAGAATATTGTAACCCTGAATGGGTTGAATGGGTGTCAAAAGTTATTGAGGGCGAAATTTATAATGAAGCAGGGATAAATAACGACAGAGCATATACCAATGTGAAAGCTGTATATGATAACATTAAACTTGATTTTTATCACAATTTAAACAATTAAAGAAATGAAGGTTTTAATCGACAACGGTCACGGGGTTGACACGGCGGGCAAGCGCTCCCCTGACGGCTCTTTGAGAGAGTACAAATACGCAAGAGAAATCGCCGAAAAAGTTGTATCAGAGTTGAAGAAACGAGGCTTTGACGCTGAACGTATCGTCACAGAAGAAAATGACATCAGCCTATCCGAACGGTGTCGGCGTGTAAATTCCATTTGTGACAGAATAGGAACGAAGAACGTCATTCTCGTTTCTATTCATTGTAATGCAGCGGGAAACGGTTCTCAATGGATGAACGCACGTGGATGGGAAGCGTGGACTTCTGTCGGTCAGACAGCCGCCGATAAATTGGCAGACTGTCTGTATAAGGCGGCAGAAGAAACAGACTTCAAAATTAGAAAGGACACAACGGACGGAGACCCCGACAAAGAGGGGCATTTGTATATCTTGAAACACACGAAATGCCCCGCCGTTCTGACTGAGAACCTTTTTCAAGACAATAAAGAAGACGTGGCGTTTCTTCTGTCAGAAGCGGGAAAAGAAACGATTGTCAGTCTTCATGTCAAAGGTATTATCAACTACTTAAAGACAATCTGAAAATGAAACATCTTCCCTTACTCTTACTGTTAACATTCATTATAGGCGGCTGTGCTTCAAGCCGCCGCCTTTCTGAAAACATTCATCAACAAGACAGCGTGGACGTTAGGGTTGAAACCCGTATTGAATACGTACCCGATACTGTCTTTATTGAGATACCGGCACAAACGTCAGAACGTGAAACAGCCGATAGTACATCGCATCTTGAAAACGATTACGCAACTTCTGACGCTCGGATAAATCCTGACGGAACTTTATACCATGACTTGAAGACAAAACCGCAGAAAAAGCCCGTAAAGTTTGAAAAGCCTGTTGAACGCAAAGACAGCACTATTTATAAGACAAAGACCGTAACAGAGACAGAAATCGTGAAAGTTCCCCGAGACCTTACTTGGTGGCAGAAAACACAGATTTACGGCTTTTGGGTCATTCTTTTCATTCTTGTTATAGTTTACAGGAAAAAGATTTTATCCTTTGTAAAATGGCTTATCTGATTAACTTATAAAGAAATAAAATCGTAAATTATATCGGAATTTTAGCGATTATGATTACCTTTGAACCGACATATTTGAAAAGTATAGCGTTTGCTATTGTTTTGAGGGTTAGAAAATCGCCAAAATTTCGAAAAGTCTCAAAAGCAATGGTAGATGCCTGCGTATATGTACGTGGGCATTTCCTTGTTGAGACTTTGGGCGTTTGGCGATGCCTCTAACCTAACAAGAATGCCCACGTTTTTGTGTGTATCTGTGAACAACGGCAACCACTATAAAGAGAACCGTTAAATAACAGATATATGGATTTCAAAGATTCAATTAAACAAATCTCGGAGCGCATTGATACCCTCAAAGCCAATCTTCCGACAGAAGAAGCGACAAAAACGGCTTTGATTATGCCTTTTATAAACGCATTGGGCTATGATGTCTTCAACCCTTTGGAGGTGTTGCCTGAAATGTGTTGTGACATCGGCACAAAGAAAGGTGAGAAAATTGACTACGCCATAATGAGAGACGGCGAGCCGATAATACTTATTGAGTGCAAACATTGGGAACAAGACCTGAACCTGCATGACAATCAACTGCTGCGTTACTTCAACGTCTCAAAGGCTAAATTCGGTGTCCTGACAAACGGTATAACATATAGGTTCTACACAGACCTTTCAGAACCTAATATTATGGATGATAAACCGTTTTTGGAAATCAATATGCTTGACCTGAAAGACACGCAAATAGAAGAATTGAAGAAGTTCCACAAATCGTATTTTGATGTTGATATGATTTTGAGTTCAGCGAGCGAACTTAAATACATGGGGGAACTGAGAACCGTCATCGGGAAAGAGTTCACGACCCCCTCCCCTGATTTTGTACGTTTTTTCGGGAAGCAAGTGTATGATGGGGTATTTACCCCTAAAGTGCTTGAACAGTTCTCAACGCTTGTAAAACGCACAATCAACAACTATGTTAGCGATATAATATCAGACCGATTGAAAGCCGCCATAAAAGACGAAGAACAACCTGCAGAACAGAACATCACAACAGTTCAACAGCCGACAGATGAAGAACAACCCGACAACGGCATTGTAACCACAGCGGAAGAACTGGAAGCATTCTATATCGTGAAATCACTTCTGAGAAACGTTTTCCCGGTTGAACGAATCACTTATAAAGATACACGTTCTTATTTCGGGGTTTCCATAGACAATAATGTTCGGAAGACCGTCTGCCGCTTTTATTTTGACCCTCCTACAAGAAAACGGCTTGCAATCATTGATGAAAACAAAAGCGAGAAGATGTACAAGTTAAATTCAATCAATGACATTTATAACTATGCCGACACTTTGATTGAGGCGGCAAACAAATATTTATAACCATGAAGAAACTATTTTATCTATTCTGTTTGTTAAGTGTTATTTCATTTATCGGCTGTTCAAATGATGACGAACCCGAAGTAAAGAAGTTTTCACCTGACGTTGAAAATGTACTGACATCAATTCAAGGGACATTCTCGGGAGAAGAATATTTCTTGGAACAATGGTTTCGCACAGACAAGCTGACATTCTCCCCCTTTGCTGCTCCCGTTGAAAAGACAACATTCAAGGACGGCACAGTTGAAGTACATGGAACGGTTCACAGAGTTCAGAACAAAGCTGTCGGCGGGGAAGTCATTGACGATTATTTCTTTTGTGTTGAACCGTTAAGAACAGCCATAGTTCTGTACGGTTACAACAGTGATAACAAAGAGTTGAACGAGAAGAAAGAAACACTTAGCTATAAAATTGAAAGCCATGATATAATCAAGTTCAAAGATTACGGGCTTACAGACGATAATTGGATAGACTATTCAAGACAATAAAAGGCAAAGCCGAATGGCGTTCTATGTGCCCCGATGATTCCGGCAATGATAATTTACACCGATAAAAGATTTGGGCGGCACATACAGAAAATTCGATGAAAATAACTTTCAGATAGCAAGGCAGGGTGTTCACGGGTTACGGACACCCTGTTTTCGTGAAGTCATCTTCTTCCTTGCAGAGATAACGGGCGACTTTATGACACACGTCATCGGGAATAAACCAACCTTGATTAATGATTTTGCGGAGAGCAACAAAATCCGTATCTTTGAGACCTGAGAACAACACAAAAGAGGTGTGCTTTTACAAATTTGTTGCTACTTTGTTGCTCTCACCCACGCACAAATCAGAAAACACCTTATAAATCAATAAATTACATCATACAAAGAACATTTTGCATCGGCAAATAGCTAACTATCTGGTTATCAGATAGTTATACAGTCAAAACCTATAATTTTCTGATAGAAAATGACTTATATAGATGGAAAATAAGCTGTTTTGAGAACCATATTTTCTCTTTTTAGCATATGTTTTCCTCATTTTTGTCCCCAGTTTGTCCTCTATAGTGGCATCGGGGGACAAAATTATGTCCCCCGATGTATTTTTGAGATTTTCTCTATAAAATCCGTCAAAATCATAAATATTTGATGTCTGAATAATATTTTTTTATTTCTCAGCCTCGAATATATTCAAATTTTATAACGCTGATAAACAAATATATACATTAAAAATATTCGGGTCAGAAATTACAACAGATGATATTCTATTATAGAAACAAATAATATTCTATTGAAATATTTATTTTTACTTTTACATAAGTCAGATCTACGGTTCCAAGTTTAAAAAGAGACATTCAGTAAATGTCCCTTAAATGTAATCATTAAAGTTTCAAACTCAACTGGAGTTAATCCGGAGTTAATCCGGTGCTGCAAGCACCGGTCTATGGGTGTGAAGAATATTGCAACAAGCTTTTTATACTTCAAAGATATTCCAAAGATAGCTTTTAATCAACTATTAGATATAAACTCTAATAAGATATGGCTTAGATGTTCTTATAAGCATATATCACCAATCTTAAGATAATACTATCAAATAAAAAAGCCCTCTTTTAAAAGAGGGCATAGGATATCAAGTACACCTGAAGAAGAAGGTTTATAAGGAATACTCTCTTTACCCTACATAACGAAGATACTAATTTTATATAAATAAAACTATTGCTGTCCAATAAAACTTTTCGATTACCTTATAGCTTATTGATATATACACAATTATAAAGCAATCTCAATTTAGAGAAAGGACTTGTACATAAAAACAATATTTATAATCATCCCATCAAATATATTTATCAGACACTAATAATAAAACAAGTCCCGAGGAATTTGCATAACATCTTTAACCTCACAGCCATTATGCATCATTAGATACTATATTTTATGCAGCTATTTAAGAAATTAATAGTCCGAGCAAAATTAGGTATTCCCCAATATGCTACAATTCTGAATATTTTTTTATTATAATATACCTAAATATGTTTTCTCTTTTCAAACATATTGATATTGACTGCGTCTATCAGCTGAAAACATCTTCTATATTCCTCCCGGTTCTTCATGTATATCTCCTGGCTTTCCTCCGCTGCCTTTATCAGTCTCAGATTATCACGCTCAAACAGGAACTTGTCCCACTCTCCATATTCAAAATATGTATCCGGTATGTATTCAGTGAGTGAATTCTTCAGTTCAAAACCTTTCCTGGATTTGAACATATCTTCTATAATCCACATCTTAAAAAAATTCAAAATATTCAACAAACTGATTCATCTTCATCTCCTGTCTTGATATGAATGTTTTCACGAAACCACCTTCTTCTCCAATCCAGTCACCTAACAGCATTCCGTCATAGCAGTAACCTCTTACATTCTCCTCTTTTTCTTTGCTGTAAAAACAATAGTTACTGTTGAACAGGAAGAACACCTTCATTATTTCCCGATTTGTAACCGGACGGCTGTCCTTATGTATTTTAAAGAACCTTTCTTTGTATCTGTCAAAAAAATGCCCAGTAAAAATAAGAACCACGTCGTTTGTTACTGCACCTACCAATAATTGTCCTTTATACTTGAATAACATTGTGAATGTGGGATTCAAAATACCAACCTCTTTTTTCGACTCTGCATAAAAAGAAATGTACCATTCGTTGAATCTTCGTGTCTTGATATTCGCTTCCCACAACCACGGGAACATTGTCCTTTTTTGAGCTGTTTTCCTGAATTTCCGTACGTAGTTCTTCCATCGTCCTTTTACTTCACTAAAATCTGTCTTGATTTCTCTTATAAGCTCCTCCAGTGTCATTGTGTCAAGTACCATACAAATCTAATCTTTATTCGGTAAAATATCAAGTCATAATTCTATTTGAATACGATTTGTTATTTCCGGTAGGTTGAATAGTAAAATAATTATTTATCACGCAGAAAGATCAGATACGGGAGAAAGAGGACAAAACACTGATTTTCCTCGTTTTTGCAAAATTAATATTTTATTGAAAACACGATATTATAAGAATTAGAATATTTCTTATCCGAACTTCACAGAAAGAAACTACCGGCAGGAAGTACGACAAGTTAAAACAGGAAGGATAGACTTATTAGGAGGTATTACAATCATAAAAACTATAACCAAAGATTATTGTTTTTAAATAAATGATTATATTTGGGAGTATACATCGGTTATAATAGATAAAAATGAAAACTTTTATACAGATTACAAAAATAAAGACAGTATTACTCTATATTATGCAGAGTTTCCCCAAAGGAGTTGAATGTGCAAAGCTTTTTAGAATTCTTTATTTTGCACAACAGGATTATCTTGTCAAATATGGAAAGGTACTTATAGAAGACTCTTTTATGGCATTGAAGTATGGTCCGGCGCCGACTTATATTTATAGGGTCCTACAGGCTGTAAAAGAAAAGCCAACAGAAGAAAGCTTTAATGATTTCCTTGCCGGAATAGAAGTGCATGAACAGAAAATTTATGCTTCTGCCAAACCTGATATGAACTACATTTCAGGCTCAGACAAGCGTTGTCTGGATGCTGCCATTACCAAATATAAGGATACAGATCCTTATGACCTGTCAGACCTGTCACACGACTTGGCATGGAAAGAAGCAAGGGCACGTATTAAGGATAATCCTCAAAAGAATCTGATTACCATCATAGATATTGCAAGGGCCGGGAAAGCTAATAAGGAAATGATAGATTATATCCGCGAAAAACAAATTGTAAGAAACGCTTTATCTTAAAATTACCGGTACGCTTGAAAAACTGAAGGCCACAATTGCTGAAGTCGAATTAGTAGATATTCCATCATTTATCGGTTTCACTAAGGAAGGAGTCACATCTATGGATTGCTTATAGTAAGATAGAGCCAGTCTTTTTCTCTACGAATAATGAATTTTCACCAAAATTTAACAACTAACTTCCACTTGCCAATAACAATTCGTTATCTCATTTAAATCGTACCATACGTCCCTAGAAACAGGCACACCTTCAAACATAAAATTCTACATTTAAAAGATTTGCAGTCTGCCGTATATTCAAGCTCTCGCAATACACCTCTGCCGAACTATCGGACATTACCTCTGCAAAGTTAATCTGCAGGTCGGAGTTATTGCATTCCTGCCTGTTGAATGTTTCCAGTAACCCGGTACGGACAGCTGCCCGATACCACAGGCTATCCTTCTTACAGGTTTCTAAAAACAGATCTGATGCTGTCATATTACCATATCTGACCAGAACATAGTCCATTATCTCTATTTCACACTTAGAGAACTCACTGTCATCAAAATCGGCTATAGCCTCAATAAAAATTCCACCGTCCCTGAACTCTGTCCTGACAAAGCCTTTCAAAATATAGGGTACGTCTGAAAGGTCAATAAAGACATCCTTTGCCACAGGACCTGCCTGCCACACCTCATATGGCATGCCGATGAATGGAACATGATATTTCAGAGCCATATGTTCCTCCATCAGATACAGAAGTTTCAATAGTTTGTTCCTACAAAGACCTGATGTATGATATGCTATATACACTATAGCATTACCCAGTTTCCGTTTTGTAGATTCAGAGAATTTAAACATAATCAATATATTTCGGTTACAAATTTAAACATTACCCACTAAAATACAAGAAAACAGGTAATGTCTTATAATGATTGCAGCCGTGTAAAACAACAGACAAAGCATTTAGCAAGATAAAAATACAATATAAGCATCTGTTAACCATTAATTAGCGTTATATTTGTCAGATAGAAAAGAACAAGATTATCATGAAAGAATCTATAATCATAAAGAATTTTGGTCCATTGAAAGAAGTGGAAATAGATGATATCAAGCCATTGACCGTATTCATAGGCAAGTCAGCCGGTGGTAAGAGTATAATTATGAAAGTAATAGTACTTATGCGTTACATCTACAAAATGGTAAATATCCGTTCGTATTTGAAAAATGCGAAAATCACCCGTTCTCCATTCAAGCTCCGTTTCAACTCACTGCTACATGATGGACTGAAGGGAATGATAACAGCACAGACCGAAATATATTACACCGTGGAAATTAATGGGAACAAATATACCCTGAAATATACCAACAGAGGTCTGCAGTCTGACATTAACATACCGGACAAGGACTTGATATTCTTCAAAGAAGCTTATGTTTCCGGAATGAGAAGCCTGATTCCTATATGGGCATCCAAAGCAGTCTCAGTAAAGGGAGAAAACCTGGGCTTCTTCTTTCACGAAACCTTCAATGACTTCAATGATGCTACGGATGTCATTAAAGAACAGAAGCTGGAGTATCTGAATCTGAAAATGAAAGTCCGTAAATCAGGCAACAGACCTAAACTATTTACCATTGAATCTTTGCAGAATGATGCTGTACCGATAGAACTGAGATACGCATCTTCCGGTATCCAGACATCAGCTCCATTGGTTGCAATTGTTCATTACTTCGCCCAAGAGTTCTCATTCAAGGACGCTTTCCAACGTTCTGTATTGAACTATCTGTACAAACAGGACCTGCTTACAAAATTCACTCTGGGAATCAACCGGAACAAATTGGGAAAGTATGTCCATATCCATATAGAAGAAGTCGAACTTAGTCTTGCTCCGGAAGATCAAAGAGCCTTTATGAGCAACCTAGTAGAAGAGGTATTCCATAAAAACAAAAAAGACCGCAAACTAGGACTGATGGTATCGACCCACAGCCCTTATATAGTCAATCATCTGAATGTACTGCTGCGTGCCGGATATTTTGAAAAGGCAAGGGAAAACTACCCTTTCCTGGAGAAGGACGACATTGCCGTATATCGTGTAAATGAAGGAAAAATCATTTCACTGATGGCTACAGACAACGATACGGGAGAATATGTAATCAACGCACTTGATATGTCCGATACTATGGAGAGGATATTCGAGGAATATGAGAGTATGGAGGAATAAGGGATTAACAGCACACTGATTGACTTTCTTTAAAAAAGTGCAATCCTCACTTTAAGTCCGGATATTATAAATCAGCTCAGCAGAAAGAAGTCTCATATAAAGAAATCAGCAAAAAACAGGTGTTAGCAAAGACTCGGATTCAACGTTAGTTTGCATACTTTGCTTTATCATATGAAACTTAATAAGGATACGTTATAGAAGATATTCCAATAAAATCCAGCCAAGTCCAACAAACCGATATCAGAAGAAAGAGAGGTGGCTGTCTCAAAATAAATTTGAGATGGCCTCTTTTTTCTTTTTAACACTTTCCATTTGAAACTTGTTACAACCAGTTTTAAAGGGTAAATTTGGCTCAAATATCGTTCCTGTCCCTAAATTTTGCGACCAAATGGCAATGGGAAAATGACATATATGGCATCTCATGCAAAAACTGCAAAAGTGATAAATATGCGCCCGTTGACATGTTGGACACCTCATGAAAATTCCTGCAAATACCTGAAAATTGCTGCAAAGGAAATTTGAGAAATAAGTTCCATATCACGTATTAATTTCTCTCCCTCCATTCTACACTCGTCATAAAGTTCTTTTAGCAAATGATAGTTTGTTGTAGTTCTTGTCACTCTCATGTCGCCTTTATGACGAATAACATAAACATATCCTTTGTTTTCCAGTTCATCGATATAATCCAATATTTCATTATAGCCGATATAACGCATCACCAGCTGGTGTCTCAGTTTGGGGTACTTATGTAGAAGGAACTTCGGCAAATAGAATTTCTTGTTTGGCTTCCTGTATTCTTTGGGCTTTGTAAGAATTACCACATTGTTTAAAAAGCCATCTTCCCTAGCACGACATACTGGTATAGAATCGCATACACCTCCATCCAACATAGGGATACCGTCTATATATTTTTCAGGACATAAAATGGTGAGTGAACAGGATGCCTGACATATATCCAATAGGCGTTCTTTATTTGTCCGTTCTTCAAAACACTCAGATTCACCGGTAATACATACTGGTTACTATAACAAATCTGTCTTTAGAATTCTTGATTGCTTCAAAATCCAAAGGCATATATTTCTCAGGATAATCTTTTATGAGATATTGAAGATTTATATAACCTTTATAATTTCATAGAGTATCCTCATATTGGCTTTTTCATTGCCTTTTCTGTCTTTCATTTTTTCAAGCCATCTTCCTAAAACGCCTATCTGCCAATAACTTTGCTACATTTTTCTGTTTATCACTTTTTATTCGTACTTTTGTATTATAAAACAAAAGGATGGCCACAAACGAAAAAACCCGTTCTTGATGAACGGGTATATCCTTAACTTGGTTACGTGTTTTGACAACAGAGGCTTTACCAAGCATTACGATACAAAGGTACGACTTTTATTTGAATATGCAAAATGAAATATAAAAAAGTAGTCAGATTATATTCCAATTCGAGGGTCGCCAAATATTACAGGGCGACCAACCGCAACAAAAACAAGGCAGTCATGCTCTATTTTGCCAACATGAAAATAGCACAAGCGTTTCATCCGTTACTGTCTTCATTTGAAGTTATATTACGTAACCAACTGCATTATGCGCTGGCACACCATTTTTCCGATGGTAACTGGATTATCAACCAGAAAACCGGATTCATGATTGCTCCTTCTCTGACATATACGAACAAGCGGACAAAGAAAAAAGTTACCAATGACTATATATTGAAAGAGGTTCTGAAAGCAGAAAAGAAAATTGCCGATCGGGGTGTCAGGGTTACGACTGGGAGAGTAATAGCTGAACAGACCCTGGGCTTCTGGAATAGCTTTTATGAAACACACCACTATGCGCTTTTGGCTGGTGTACCCTGCCGGATTTTCAAGAAACTGCCTCCCGGATTCGGACGTAAGGAGATTAACGATATTATAGTACAAGTTCGTGAACTGCGTAACCGCATCAATCATAATGAGCCGATATGTTTTGTAAACAGAAAATGTGATTTTTCTTATGTGAAGGGTATGTATACGATAATCAGTGATTTTCTTACATGGATAGACCCTGAGATTATGCCTTCACTAAAAGAGGTAGATAAGGTATGCAAAATCATAGAAAAAGAAGAAAATAAACAAAAACAATGACTATGTAAAAGAACCATTTCTAAGGGATGTTGGCTAAAAAAGGCACTATAAAATATTTTGTGTAAATGGAAAATAGGGGGTTCAAAATAGCGTTCCGTATTTTTTATTTTATACATTTACCAAATAAAGAAGATTATGAAAGAAAAGAATCAAGCAGTACCTGACGAAGTGTTAAGTAAGGAGTTTATCAGCCAGTTCAAGACAGAAGCCGATGTAAGCAAATTCCTCAAGCAATTGCATGCCCAGGTATTGGAGAAAATGCTTGAAGGTGAAATGGATGACCATTTAGGGTATGAGAAAAATTCCATGGCAGGAAACAACACCGGCAACTCTCGGAATGGCAGTTATCCGAAAAAGATTCATACAGGACATGGAGAATCTGTCATCTCCATTCCGCGTGACCGCAACGGTCAGTTTGAACCGATAGCAGTCCCCAAGCATGAAAGCCGGGGCTTTCTATAGAGAACTTGTTATCTCCCTATATGCCAAAGGGATAAGTATTTCCGACATAGAGGAAGAGATGCGTGAGATTTATGAAATATAGTTCTCCACATCTGCCATTTCCATCATTACAAACGAGGTAAACCAAGCTGCCCAGAAGTGGCAGAACCGACCTTTGAATACGGTTTATATGATAGTCCGGATGGACGGTATTGTCGTCAAGGTACGGGATAACGGCAGGATTATAAACAAGACCGTCTATCTTTGTGTCGGTCTGAAACAGAACGGCCTGAAAGAAGTCCTTGGCATGTGGGTCGGCAAATCGGAAAGTTCCTCTTTCCGGATCGGCGTTCTGACCGACTTAAAGGCTCGTGGAGTGCAGGATATACTGATTACCTATGCCGATAATCTGAATGGATTTACGGATACCATCCGTACCGTATTCCCTAGTTATTCACTCAAATCTGTGTGGTACATCAGATCAGAAACTCTTGTAAATATGTCGTTTATAAGGACAAGAAAGAGTTTACGGCAGATATGAAGAATATCTATAATGCGCCCAACAAAGAGGTTGCTGCTGCAGAACTTGACAACCTGGAAAAGAAATGGGGAGGAAAGTATCCTTATGCCATACTTTCATGGAGGAACAAATGGGATGACCTGACTGTTTTCTTCCAGTTCCCGCTGGAAATCAGAAAGATAATCTATACCACAAATCTCATTGAGAACCTGAATGGGAAAATCAGAAAGTACACAAAATCAAAGCTTTCATTCCCTTCAGATGATGCTGTAAAGAAAATGGTATACCTATCGCTTATGGAGATTGAGAAGAAATGGACACAGCCTATTCATAACTGGGGATTGATTATGAATCAATTTATGCTTATGTTTGAAAACAGAATCCAGATATAAAATCAACTTACAGCTGAATCCTGTTTCCATTTACACAGAATTTTGGACTGTGTTTCCAGATTCTATATCAACAAGCACATTATTATCCAGATATATCTTCATGTTCTATCCCCCTTCTTTTATATATCTCGTCTATGATCTTCTTAAATCGCGACGAACTTAACGCATCCAAATTGTCAGCATTTGCCCAATCTATATATTCTTTGATAACCTTCAACAGACCATACACTTGCTCTATCTCTTTCAATTTCATTTCTTCAGGCTCAGCCATGTCGGGATCAAGGTCCCGTAACTTTTCTACTATCTCTGTTTGTTTATCCTTCTTCTCTTTCCAATGCTTAACCAGTTCCACATAGAAATCGTCATCTCTTATCGTATCATCAACCACCACAGGCAGCATCCTATCCTTATAATTGACATTTTCCATAATGCCCGATAGTTCATACATACAGTTTTTCGATCTTAAGTAAGGCCTGCTCAGTACCACTATTACAGTTTTCCCAGCCCTTATGGCATTCATAAACTCCTTGATGTTGACCGTATAAGGACAATCTTTCTTGTCCAACTTAAAAGGAATCCCTCTATTCTCCAATACAAATCCAAGATAATCCACTATATGTGCTGAATGACCTTCCCAATTGTAAGATATGTAAATACCTTCATCCTCTCTCCACGGAATCTCTTCAGCTTTTTCCTCTTCTGTTTTCGTTAAGCGTCCTCCATCTGCTATACGCATAGCTTCATTGATATCGCTAATACCAGAATAAGCTGCATAGTACTTATCTTCAAACCCGATAATATAGCGGTTCAGATATTTATACATTTCGCCCCTTTGGGTTAACTGCCGTAAGTATTGCGTCACCTCCATCAATACATCCTTGCTTTTTATGGCAATCCTTTCCAAAGAATTAAGTATACTATTCAGCATAAAATGACCATCAATCTTATGCTCATAGCAGTAGCGGATAAAATAGCATAGCGATGAAATGGCGTTTGGATTGTCATAGTTAAAGTGGTAGTCATCCCTATATTTTATCATTTCTGGGCGCGTCACAAGATAGTCCAGCGCATCCATGCTGCCAATACTTATCAACAGACGTACCGCATGTTCTAAATCATATCCGTTAAAACTCTTGTATTCTCCTTCCAGCCTTTCTCTCACCCAAACCGATTCCTGCGTATTCCTTATAAGTGTTGAATAACAGAATAGTCTGTCAGACACTTTCAAGCCCGATGCAGCTTTCTTTATCTCTTCTATTTTCATTCCTTTCTTAACAAGAGTCTCCATTACGTTTGCAGACAATGAATAACCAGACAATGCGAAGCAAAGCACAAGACTATACCCCTCCTCTATTTGGTTTTCTATGATATAGTTCGAGAATGAATACAACAAAGGGTATTCTGCATTGTCAATATTTGCCCGTAGTTTTTCTATCACCTTAGGAGCTAGGGTTACAGAATCTACTCTCTCTGTTATATATTCAAACAAGGAATACTCACGGCTATAATATTCATCAAAATCCTTTCTGGAAATTGTATAACTGCCAAAACAAAGCAGTGAGAGCAGTTTCTCAGAAGGAATCTCAAACTCACCCTTCAGCATTAGTCCCAAGGCTTCTCGCCAGAAGAATATGGGCTCTCCATCGCTCAGTTTCAAGACAGATGCTTTAGCCCATTTTACAACCCGAATCTTGATTTCCTCTGTTACAGACACATCCATATCAGACCTATCCATCATTCTCGACACTTCCTTCATGAAGAAAGATTCATAAATATCCATGTTCTTAACACCTTTGACAATCTCTCCAATATTGTAATAATTATTGTCATCAACGAAAAGCAACAAAAAACTGAAAGCATACTGATTGTATCCTTCGTCTTGATCGCGCAGTTTCTTATAGAACTCTTTTCTGGAACTATGATTGTCCAATCCTGTCACCATTTCTAGCACAATCTGCTTAAATACAGGATACTCTGTAAAATCCATAAATGCTTGTTGCCGTCTCTCCCGCCCTTTGGTTATTATTTCAGGCTGTGGAAACTTCTCCTTGTAAAGTATTTCTGCACATTCCGCCACTTCGGCATAGGGTATTTCCTGATACCAACTGGCCTTGGCCCAGTCTGTACTGTTGTCTACTGCAAACTTCTTAAAATCATCCTTTACATCTTCTGCCGTCATCCATAAAGCAGCCATAATATAGGCTTGTCTGATATCTTCCCACTTCGAGGATTCTTCTTTTGGAGCAAACAGTTCTGCCTGTCTCTCATAAAAGGTCTTTCTTCCTTTTTCTCGTAAACTGGCGGTCAAATAACAATCCCTAATAACCATCAACAATTCTTGTGTCTGTCTATTTTTATCAAAATGACGGTGATATTCTTTAAAGGCCTTTTTATAATAAGCCTCTATAATCCCTATCAGTTCTGTATGTCCTTGTTTGATGAATTCACTTGCCCTTCCAAACACTCCTTTTATCATGTTGGAATATTCTTCCTGCTCATCATGATATTCATATTGGGAATGATAGAACGTGTGAGTAAGGATTTTTTCTACACTCTGAAGAGAACGAACTTTGGCAAGGGTTGTATAGATGGGCGTTCGAGTTACCATATGTGTAGTATGTCCCTTGTGTTGATTATGAACATACCCTTCTTTATCGAGTATATAGTCTATATATCCATCGGCCTTGTCCGCCTCCCCTATCAGCCTTATCATCGATTTGATGGCATCATAGTGGTTTGAGTCCTTTACAATGGCAAACAAGCGTTCTAAATAGGTCTGCTGAGTAAAAAAGGGATTATCGAAATACAAGAATGACAAATCGTGGTATTTGTCTTCTTTCTCTAGTGATTCAGCTGTCTTTTTCTCCAACACGCTGAAAAGTTTTTCAGTCAAATCAGCGCTATCAGACTTCAAACTATCCCATTTCAGGAAATAGCACAGGCACATCAAGTCTGAATAATAAGTCGTTCCTGTTTCTGTATCACTTAATTCATCCACAACGAACCCCACTGTATCTGTCGAATATGCAAATCGCCACAAATCCTCATAATCGTGCGTCATAATGTTCGACATTTGTAGATACTAATTGAAAAGTGCGCCAATATTCCAGTTGAAAATTGCGCCACCATAGGATAAGTATAATGACCTTTGTATAATCCAAATGCAAAGGTAAAATGAAGACTATGGTAGAAAGACAATCAATAATACACATGTA